AAGGCGTCCTCCTTTATTTATATAGAAAATCAGGTACACCTTATTGTATGGTGCGGAACGTGCGGAAAATGCCGGTTCTGAGGTTGGGACAAAGAAAACGCCGCCTCCGGGAGTTCGGGGACGGCGGTCGATTTGTTAGAAGATGCGGTTGGCGCGGTTCATGTACTCAAGCTCGCGCTTGGCGCAGGCATTCACATAGAGATTGATGTCAGAAGTGGTTTGCAGGTTGGCAATGCGGGCATTCAGTTCGGCACCCTGCGACTGGATCCCAGTCAGTTGGTCAGATATGCGCTCGGAGTTGCGGATAAGCTGACCAACCTTGCAGTTGGATTCTTCGATAGCTTCATAAAGGTCCTGCTGGAGCGCTTTGATCTCATCTAAACGCTGGATGACCTGATCCAATTTCGAGATGATTCTGTCCAGACGGCATTCAGTGTCATATTTGTTGTATGCACCTTCATGGCCTTCCAGCTGAGTGCATACGCCAGTATCGAAGTAGCCGTACAGGGAACAGATAGGAACGAGACCCCAATATTTTTTATGGATAACGCCCTTGTTGTATAGCTTGTTCAAAGTGTCTACAGTCTTTTTGTGTGCATCTTTCAAAGTTTTGAGCTGGCCTTGAAGAAGCAGCTTTTTAGGACGCTCTCTTTCTACGCGGAGTCGGTCTTGTTCGACCGCCCGATTGTATGTGGCCATAGCAGTTTCATAGGATTTTTTGGATTGCTGTTTGGCAGCATAACGAGCGTCGGATTGATTGTTCCTTTCGACAAAGAAAACGATTATGCCAGCGGCGAACAAAAATATTGCACAAGGGATAGCGAAAGACCTAGCAAGGTAGAAAATTAAAAGAATAGGAAAGAGAAGCAAGCCCATAATTCCCCAATCGGAATTGATGATGGCATCTGATACAGGTGCTAACAAAAGGAATATAAGTGCACTGCCAAAGCACAACCATGTAAGTCCACTGATTTGGTAGTTGGAGTTTGCTTCGGTATAGACGGGCCTTGTGTACCGGTGAGCATCTGGCAGGCAGGAAAGTTGATACTCTAACGATGCGATAACTTGATTTTGAGTATAGACCTCTTTTTCTAGCTCCATTAACATTTTGAGATGTTCTTTGATTGCCGCAGCATTCATTGTGACACCATCCTTTTTACCTCTGATATTGTCCACTTTCGGACTATATCAAAATAATACTCCACATATGGATAATTGTCAATATTCGGGCAATCCTTTACCATCTTATTTATAGATGTAATCTGATTTGTTGGGAGTGGGATTGTCCGTGATTTCGTTTGAACCTCTTTGGAAAACAATGAAAATGCGTGGTATCTCCCAGTATAAACTGCTGAAGGATTATCACTTCAGCGCTGGACAGCTGAACCGACTGCGAAACAATCATAATGTCAACACCTATACCATTGACCAGCTCTGCAAGATTTTAGACTGCAAAATCGAAGACGTCGCCATCTATCTGGAAGAGGGAACTTCGGACATTGAAAAATAAACTTGACGGATTTTCGCGGATTTCTGAAAAAGTACAACTTTTTTCAAAAATCTGCTTGACAAAACGCGCAAAGGCGGCTATAATAGCACACGTTGACCGGCTCAATGCCGCGAAACACAACAGGATATTGGGGATTTGCATAGTGGTAGTGCGGTAGACTCTGACTCTACTTGTGGGAGTTCGATTCTCTCATCCCCAACCAGAAAGCCATCTGATTCGTTCAGATGGCTTTTTTATTTTATCTCTCGGTGCGTTTTTGGGCCGGTGCGACACAAAGCTCTGATTTTTTCTCGCCTGCCGGGGCTATACTGTTTCTTGATGCAACAGGGTATGCAACAGGGCAATACGGAAGATAGGAGCCAGGCAAATGAGCATTTGGGACGCATTCGGCAAAGGACGGTATAAGGGCTTCTCCCGGGAGGCGGGGCAGCTGCTGGATAAGGCGGTGGAGCTGGCCGGAGGGCTGGGCTGCAAAAAGGCAGACACCGGCCACCTGCTGTGGGCGATGCTGCAGGCGGACGGCGGCCCGGCGGCCCGCTTTCTGGCCGGGAAGAACATCTCGGAGCTGGAAGTGCGGCGTCAGCTGTCCGCCGGGCGGGATGGTTCGGTCACAAGGCTTGCCCGGGGCGATATGGCGGCGGACCTGCGCCGGGCAATGGACTACGCCATCATCGGGGCGCAGAACGCCCACCTGAGCCGGGCCGAGCCGGAGCATCTGCTCTGCGCCATGCTGGAAGACACCGACTGCGCCGCGGGCGTTATGCTGGCGTCGATGGGCGTCCAGCTCACCGAGGCGGTGCGGGAGTGCCGCCAGCTTTCAGGGCAGTTCATCCTGCCCATCCAGCCGCGCTCAGCGTCGTCGCTGCCGCGGGGCAGCCGGGCCAGCGACAAATACTGCCGCGATTTGACCCGCCGGGCGGCGGACGGCGAGCTGGACCCGGTGTTCTGCCGGGAGAAAGAGCTGGACCGGATGGTAGAGATCTTGTGCCGCCGCCAGAAGAACAACCCCTGCCTTGTGGGGGAACCGGGCGTGGGCAAGACCGCGCTGGCCGAAGGGCTTGCCCAGCGCATCGCCGACAAGCAGGTACCCCGGATGCTCCAGGGGCGGCGTCTGCTGGCGCTGGACATGGCCAGCCTCGTGGCTGGTACAAAGTACCGCGGCGACTTTGAAGAGCGGTTCAAGAACCTGCTGGAAGAATTTACACACAGCGCTATATCGAATAATTTTTGATGATATGCTGGTTTTAGATGCGGCTAGATACGGTTCGAAGCACTTAGATGTACATAACTCGTATATTATTCCTGCATTATTCCTGCACCAAAAACCTACATGATGAATTTCTCGTACTCCCACATTCGGATTCATTTGATTACTTGATCTTCTCGATTTCAGTTCGAAGCCAGTCCATATCGGGCTTGATGTAGTATTTCTCTGTGATGTCATCGATGTAATGGCCAAGTATTTTTTTCAAGGCATACTGATCGACCTCAGACTTCTTGGCCATGGTTGCGAACTGGACACGGCCATCATGTGGGCGATGATTTTTATTTAGCCCAAGAGCGTCGCGGGCTTCATTGAATCGAACATAATAGCGGTCGTAGGTATAAGGCTTCCCGGGCTGGGTGTCGGACGGGAACATATATTTGCATCCGGACGAAACTGCTTCATTATAGTATCGCTCTACGAAATGAAAAATTTTCGAGTGGATCGGAACGACTCGGTTTTTACCGGAAATCGTTTTGGAGCCTCCATGAAATGTTTTATTATCCAGGTCGATGTCTGTAACTCGCATACTTAGCAGTTCATTAGGCCGCCATCCGGAGTAGAACTGTATCAGCGTGATGTCTAGATATGGATATTTCTCCAATGACTTCCAAATGAGAGCGACCTCTGCATCTGTATAAGGGATGTGACTTTTATCAACACGAGAGGTCTCTTCCTGGTCGATTCTGGAAAGCGAGAATGCTCGGGCATAGTTCTGATTGACCAGCTCATTTTGAACTGCGTAGTCATACATGAGATTGAGCAGACTCTTTATCCGGCCTTTCGCAGAGCGGGGAAGTTCGATTTCATTTCCGCTCTTGTATGTTGTGGCTTCATCAATGGCAAGCTTTAACTGAGGCACCCGCATCTGCTGAAGTTTTAGGTTGTGGATCTTGCGAAGGTACCTCCAGCAGCATTCGGTTTTCTCAACCATCTTATCGCCGACATGAGTTTTATAGTCGGCAAGCCACATCTGATAAAGCTTATCCATTGTGATGTCGCTGTCAAGACTATATGGATTTTTGTTGTATTCCACAAGCGCAAGATAGGCTTCATTGTAGGTTTCAAAATAAGACTGCGGCTGAAGCGGCTTGCAGATAGGACGGCCCTCCGAAGTCTTGTCTACGGTGACAAGGACTCTGAAGGGCTTTCTTAGATTACGCCCCTTTATCTCAGAAATCTGTCCAAATCCATTTGGCAGTCTACGGCGTTTATTTGCTTTTCTAGGATAGACCCGCGCATCCTTTTTCAGGGGGAAACCGCAGTGTGGACAGACGAGCGCTTTGCTTGATATTTGCAATTCACACTCTGGACAGGTGGTCAACATAAGAAAAATACCTCCTTTTTGGCTCTGAATTCTATTCTAGATTAAACGATTCTATGTCATTTGTCAACTCTCCTATGGGAAGAAAAATAAAAACAGCACGCACTGCCCCGATCTTTCCCTAAAATATGCTAATAGGACGTGATACGCTGTCCTTAGATATTTTTGAAAGGAGAACACAGTATGGATGAATTGATATTTCCGACTGGGTCAGTGCCTGTCTCAATCGCTGCCAGGGTATATGGAAGAGACCCATCGTGGGTGAGGGCGGGGATCATTGCAGGATGGCTGCCCATTGGAAAAGCTACCCGAAACGGAAAACTTGTGACCGATGTGAAAGAGATGAACGCTAAACTTGGGCGTATCAACTTTTATATTTCGCCCAAGGCACTCTATGAGCAAACTGGATTTTTGTGGAGGGGTAAGCATGGCACACGTTGAACTTTCTGAGCGGAATCCCTACTATATCTCAAAGCATCGTTACTATGAGCTCAAGCACTTCTGCCTGCAATATCCCGAGTGGGAAGAAGCAATGGCCCTCCTGAACGGGTGGAAGTCAAGGCCGGAAGAACTGCAGACCGTCACGATGAGGGGAAGCCGCACCTCGAATCCGACGGAGCAGGTGGGCATTGCGCGGGCCTTCTTTACGAAACGCATCGACCTCGTGAAGCACTGTCTCGATGAGGTAGAGCCGGCCGTAGCGCCCTTCGTTCTAAAAGGGGCTACAGAATGCGTACCTTATGATATTCTGCGCGTTCAGGGCTGCCCCTGCTGCCGCGAAAGTTACTACGAACAGTACCGGAAATTCTTTTGGGTATTGAGCATCGAACGCGGGTAACGCGAAAATTTCAGACTCCTTTATGGAGGTGATTTACATGAGTAATGATATGGATCGTGCATGGCAAGCAATGATAGAGGCTGCTTTGGAAGTGCAAAATGCTGTTATGAAATACTTAACGCGAAGGGCAGCAGCAGAGGCAGTCAAAATTCCTGAAGAATGCTACGACGAACAGATAACAAAGAAAGCTCATGATGTGACTGATAATTAAATTGAAAGAGCCGTGGAGAAATCTGCGGCTCTTCTTTTTCTATCCTAGAATAGAACGTACACGCGAATTTTTCAGGCTCCTTTATGGAAGAAGATGTCTTCCGAAAAACGAAAGGAGATTTTTACGATGAAACAGTACAAGAGAGTAAAGGCTACTTACGACCGCGGTTATGTGAACGCGATGGACAAGATACGTGTGTTTATCGAGAGCAACCAGAAAGTTATGTACATTGGTATAGGCGAGTATGCGAATGCCTCGACGGCACAGGCGTCTTACACGAACGCGATAAACCTGATCCGGGCCAGTGGTCTGGTACGGGCTGCTTGTAACAGAGGAGAATTATTTCTGATTCGCAACGACATCTGAGCCGACAAGGGCTGTGGAGAAATCTGCAGCTCTTTATTTTTTCATCACGCACTGGACCGCCCGCAATGATATTTTGATAAAGGAGAAAAGTATGAACGACTATTTCATCTATCTTATTTTCGCAACGATCATCGGCTTTGCACTCGGCATGATGCTCTGCCGCCACGTCGGTGACGTCAACCATTCGGTCGGAGAGCTTATCATCGGCGAACCGGACGACCCCGACTGGCCGTATCTCTCGCTGAGTCTCGACGAGGAGGTGACAGAGTTCGAGGGCGAGGAGTATGTTGTTCTGCGGGTCAATAAACTTGATCTCGCGCGAAAAAATCAGGGTGCTTAATGGAGGAAACTCAAAATTTACTTTGTAAAGGAGAAATTAAAATGGAAAACTATGAAAACAAAGAACTGTTGAAGGAAGCGGCAAAGCAATCGCTGGAGAGTCTCAAAGACTTGAAACCGGGTACGGACGAGTACACGAATACGGCAAAGGTTGCAATGCAGTTGTACGACATGCAGCTCAAGAGCGATGAGCAGGAGAGCAACCAGAACCTGAAAGAGGATGAAGAACGGCGGAAGGGCCAGGAAGTCATCAACGATCAGGAAAAGGCTGCCAAGAGCCGGAAGCTCGAGTGGGCAAAGTTTGGGATGCAGGCAGCAACGTGCTTGATCACGGTTGGTACGACGATCTACTGGTCAATCTGCGAGGCTGGCGGTGTTGTGCCGCTTTCGAGAGCTTTGAACGAAGGGCTCCATGAGATCAAGAGAGGCTTTACAGACAGAAAGTAAAGGAGGAACCGAGGAGGGTCTGTGATGAAAATTGCAGACTCTCTTTATTTTTATGAGGTATCACAACGATATTCCAAAGGAATGGACGAACTACTACGGAAGTGTATACCGCTGCAACCATCCGGTCTACCGTGTTAGTACTTTATATTTTGAGCATGGGAAAGGGTTGTGCGTCATCCAGCAGAGATTTGACGAGAAGACCAAATCCACATGCTGGGGACCGATAGACCCGTGGCTAACTGATAAAATATACCTCCATGAAGGGTTCAAGGAGTATTTTGACCACCATGCCAAGAGAAGAAATCAAAATGGCGAGTATCCAACGGTCACGGTCCGGCAGATCATGTGGGCGCTGCGGATGAAGCCTTTGCGCAAAGAACGCTGGGAGACCGTGTTTGACCGAAGCTTGATTTGAGAAAGGACGGTTTGTATGTGCAAGTATTGTGATGCAGGTGCCATGCTCAGAAGCAGCGGCGTGGAGCTTCCGGGAGGACTGAAAGCTGCGATGGCACTTTGGATAACATGGAGGAAAGAGGGAACTCCTATTATTCGGGCTAAAATTGACTATGGCACCAAGGATAAAAATTTTAGGGGTTGTGCTGCCAGCCGTATTCCTGCTTGCAGCGTGGAGATCAAATACTGTCCGTTCTGCGGAAAAAAATTATTAAAAGACCCTATTTTTCCGCAAATGGCAGAAGAAAGTGCAATAGAAATCGCAAAAGACCCCGAACATGGCCCAGCAATCTTATACTGGTTCAAATCGGAATCCGGGTATTGGGCGGTAGACAACAGAAACCATAGTGCATTTTCGATGTGCTTTTTGTCAAAAGAAGAGTGCCTCGCATATCTCGCTGCGAACGCCTGACGCGAAAAAAACTCCTTGCTTTATGGAGGTGATTAAGAATGGTGCTTTTTAACATTGAGAAGCATTTCAGAGTTCATTGCAAAGCACACTGTGGAAAACGAATCATGGAAGAAGCAAAGCAAATGGGTGCATATATTGAGCATTACGATTACGTTGCAAATAAGTGTACTGGTTTTGTGAAGTTTATATTTGATGCGCATTGCAGCGAAAAAGAATTTAATGAACTTATGAAACATTTCGATGAAAACAAAGAGATCATAACGATTTTCATCAAATGAGTAAGAGAGCTTATGAGAAATCGTAGGCTCTTTTCTTTTTGCCCAGACGCGAAAAAATCTCCTCATATTATGGGATAAAGCCCGAAGCAAAGGAGAGTGTATTATGAACGAATCTATTGGTAAGAAAATTTGGAACTATACGATTTCGGTCGGGCAAATCATTACGACATTCCTGATCGGGTGCGCTGTTGCACTCGTGATGTGGTTGTTCGTGCAAATTTTCCGGCCGTCGAAAGACTGATATTTTACGATAGACCGGTAAACGACAAGAAACTGGCTTTATCCGAAGAGAGCTTATGGAAACATAGGCTCTTTCTTTTTTATCCGGCGCGAAAAATTCAGAGTGCTTTATGGAGGAGATAGCTCAACTGGCAGAGCGCCGCTTTATTGCGGAGGTTGTGGATTCGATTTCCACTCTCTTTTTCATTTTTATTTTTGGAGGTTTGACACAATGGAGGACATTATGATCATCCGCTCGAGCTTTATGCGCCGCATCATCTCGCAGATCATCAACAAGGCGCTGAAAAAGCAGATGCCGGGCGTTGAGGTTGAGCTGAAGGACATTCAGGCGAACTGGCTGGACAAGGAGCAGAAGGTGCATCTGCATCTGGAGCTGGACGCCGACATAACGAAGGCGCAGCTCAACACCATTTTGAAGAATGCCGGGGTGCTGTGACGCGAAATTTTCATGGTGCTTTATGAGATGGTTAGTCTCAGAATTATATTTTGGAGGTTGAACAATTATGAAGAAAGCATTGAAAATTGGTATTATGGGAATAATTGGATTTATGCTGTTTGTATATGGAGGACTGAACGGATACTGCATGGCATGGAGTAGACTCTATGATAGAGGAAACTACATTGGTGCAGACGGACTTTCTTATATTACAAGGCATACTTTCAAACCCGTATTTGCTAAGTACGTGGACTTCTTCATGGCAAGTTATGCCAAATGGAAGAACTGACCATGAGAGCTTACGAGAAATCGTAGGCTCTTTTATTTTTCAAAATGGAGGTTGAACAATGAAATTTACGAAAACGTGCGCGAAATTCCTGCGAAAGCATGGCGGGACTATTCTGGCGGTGGCGGCATCCGTAGGTGTAGTAGCCACGGCGATCGAGGCCGGACGGGCGACCACGAAGACACAGCATCTGCTCGAAGTGGACGAAGCCTTGCGAAAATACAACGAAGATGAGCAGGGTATTGTAGAGGAGCCATTGACGAAGATGGGAATTGTCAAAACATGCTGGAAGGCATATGTGCCGGCTGTTATCCTCGGCGGCGGCACCATCGCCTGCATCCTTGGCTCCAACGCGCTGAACAAAAAGCAGATCGCAAGCCTGACCGCAGCTTACATGGCGCTGGGCAAGACCTATCAGGAATACCGTAGGCAGGTGGCGGAGCGCATTGGCTCTGAAGCTGAGGCTGATATTTTGGAGAAATCCAAAGTTGAAGAACCTGCCGAAGAAGATAAACAGCTGCTCTGCTACGAGCCTTTCTCGAACAGATATTTCCATGCCACCGAAGCGGAGCTGTACGATGCTTTCTATCAGATGAACCGTGACTTCAGCTTAAACGGTGAAGTGTCTATCAACAATCTGTACAGCTATCTCGGTCTGGATTATCTCCCGGAGAAGGACGATATGGGCTGGTGCTCGGATTATATGATCAACGAATGGGAGTATTTTTGGATCGACTTTGTTGCCAATAAGCAGACGACTGATGACGGGTTGGAGGTTTATCAGGTATATGCGTTCCAGCCCCCGATCCCTGATTATCTGGATTACGAACCTGACAAAGAGAGGTAACGATAATGAAAAACATCAACTGGTGGAGAGTCGCAAGCATCGCACTGCTGGCAGGAAGCGCACTGCTGGGCTTCGGGCATGACCTGATCGAGGACCAGAAGAGCGAGGACGAACTGCGCGACATGGTGCAGGAAGAAGTGCAGCGTCAGCTGGCTGAAAAGAGCAGCACGAACTGACGCGAAAAATTCAGTCTGCTTTATGGAAGAAGATCCAAACTGACAAACAAAGGAGATTGATATTTATGTACAACCATGATTATTATGCAACTCTGGATCAGGCAATGGTGAAGCAGCTGAAGTACACTGCACTGAACATCCTGCGGACGCTGATCGCGATCGCACTATATCTGTTCTTGCAGCCGGTTCGGCTATACGAATACATTGAAGACTGTTTCCGGATGGAGCGTGACGGTCGGAAGGAAACGGAGATTCGCTTCGAGAATTTGAAGCAGAATGGACACATCTGAAAAAGGCGGGAGCTGTAGAGAAATCTACGGCTCTTTCTTTTTTATAAATTCATTGATATTTTTGGAGGTACGAACATGAACTTGAAAGCACTGACCAAAACGGCGAGGAGGACCCTCAGCCGGAATAGCTCGAAAATCTTACTGGGCTTGGGCATCGCAGGCGCGTTTACGGCGGTCGGCTTTGCAATCACCGCAACGCCCAAGGCGATGATCCTGCTGGACGAGAAGAAGAAAGAGCTGGGCGTCGAGAAACTGGACGCCAAGACCATTGTCAAGACGGCAGCGCCGGTGTACATCCCCACGGCCATCTCTATGGGTATCTCGACCGGCTGCATCATCGCAGCGAGCAGCGTCAACGACCGGAGAAACGCTGCGCTGGCGGCAGCTTACACCATGTCGGAGACGGCTCTGCGGAGCTATCAGGACAAGGTCGTGGAGACGGTCGGGCCGGAGAAGGCGAAGGAGATCAAGGAAGCTGTCGCGCTGGACAATATGGCGAAATGCCCGGAGCCGAAGAATCCTCCTGTGGCAACGCCCCAGAAGCCCGGCATCGGCAACGACTTTTACAACGACCCGGTCAAATGCTGGGAAAGCCTTTCCGGGACATACTTTTTCACGTCAAGAAACATGCTGGAAAAAGCCATCAACGGCGTGAACAAGCAGCTGCTCAGCGATTTCCGGGTCACGGAAAATGACCTGTTCGACTATCTGGGCATCGAGCACAACCGAAACGGCGACCTTCTGGGCTGGGACACGGAAACGACTCTGGGGATCAGCACCTTCTATACATCGAAACTGGATGAGGATGGAACGCCCTGTCTTGTGCTGGATTACAGCACTCCTCCCAAGTGGCTGGGGTATTGATATTTTGAGACCCCGGCGCGAAAAATTCAGCTTGCTTTATGGAGGTAATACTCCGACATTATAAACTTATTTATAAGAAAGAGGTAACAAAAATGGACGAAATGAACAACGTGACTATGGAGAACGAGACTTCTATGATGGAGAACGCTCCTGTTGAGAACTTGGTTCCCGTTGAGGCGGAGAACTATACTTCGGACTGCGACTGTGAGAGCAATGCAAACCTCGATCTTGGCAAGATCGTCAAGATCGGCGTTGGTGCTGCGCTGCTCATCGGCGCTGGTGTGAAGTATGGCATCCCTGCTGCAAAGAAGGGTTTCAAGCACATCAAGGAGAAGATGGCCAGCAAGAAGGCGAAGAAGGACGAGGTCATCGACGTGGAGTCGACGGATGTGACTTCTGACGAGGAAACTTGTGAAGAGGAGAACTAATGTCAGATAAAGCGAGAGCTGTAGAGAAATCTGCAGCTCTTACTTTTTTATTTTGAAAAGGAGAAGCATAATGGCACAGGTGGATATGCCCAAGAATGATTTCAATACGGCCCAGGGCGAACCCAAGAAGAAGTTCGACAAGGTCGTAAGGGGAAAGGTCACGCTCAAGGAGCAGAACGACATCCAGAAGATCGCCAATGATTTTCTTGCAGAGGACCTCAAGACCGTCAAAGACCGCATCATCGCGGAGTATCTAATCCCGATGCTGAAGAACGGGCTTTGCAGCATCTTTAATTCCGCCATCAACATCGCTCTCTGGGGCGATGACCGCAGCCGCAGCTCGTCTACGAATTACAGCATCTCCAGCCGGCAGCGTAACAGCTACGATCGCTACTATCAAGACGGGCAGAGCAGCCGCCCTGGAACATCCGGACGCCCGGCAAGAACGCTTCAGAATCTGGATTTCGAAGTGCGCTACGACGCAGACGGCACACTGAACGAGATGTACGATGCCCTGCGCAAGTACAAGCAGGTGTCTGTAGGCGACCTGTGGGACATGATGGGTGTCTCGAACGAGTCCACCGACTACAATTACGGCTGGTACAACCTCGATGGAGCGTACATCAAGGGCATCCCGGGCGGGTACCGCCTTGTTCTGCCCCGTCCGATTCCCCTCAGCTGAGATAGAAAGGATTGATATTTTATGAAAATTCTGAACAGCATCAAGAAAGATGAAATCGTCAACGCTGTGACTCGCACGGCGTCCAAGTACGGCTACAGGCTCAAGAAGGCCAGCCCGACCATTATGATCATCAGTGCGGCAGTCTGCGGTGTTACGGCTACTGTTATGGCCTGCAAGGCGACCATCAAGGCACAGGACATCATCGAAGAGCATAAGGCCGACGTCGCAACGATCCATAAGGCAAAGGAGCAGATCGAGAACGGCCAGATCATCCTGAACAAGGATGAGACATATACCGAAGAGGATGTCAAGAAGGACATCACGGCCGTCTACATCCAGACCGGCGTGAAGCTCGCCAAGGCATATGCTCCCGCTGTGAGTCTCGGCGCGATCGCACTCGGCTGCATGTTCGGCTCTCACACTATCATGAGCAAGCGGAATGCAACCCTCACGGCTGCCTACATCGCTCTGGACAAGACCTTCAACGAGTACAAGTCCCGCGTTACCGAGCGCTTCGGCGACCGTATCCAGCATGAGCTCGAGCACAATATCAAAGCAGTTGAAGTCGAGTCCACTGCGAAGAAGGATGATGGCACCGAGGAGGTCATCAAAGAGTACAAAGACATTGCCTCCAAGCATGAGAGCCCTTACAGTCTCCTGTTCGACGAGAGCGTCGATACATGGCAGCCCGATGCAGACCTGAACCGAAACTACCTGCTCATGGTCGAGAGCGCTGCCAACAAGCGGCTCAAGACGCAGGGGCATCTTTTCCTGAACGAAGTGCTTTCCATGATCGGCACCTATGGCGGCGTCACTATGCGGAGACCCGAAGGTCAGCTCGTGGGTTGGCTTTACGACCCGAACGACCCGACAAAGCAGAACTGCGTTGACTTTCATGTCACCAACTATGCTCTCGGAAAAGAACAGCTCAACAACTTCATCGATGGCTGGGAGCGTTCTGTCATGATCGTGTTCAACTGCGACGGCGTCATCATAGACAAGATCTGAGATTGATATTTCGGAGGGATAGCTATGACCAGAATTGTAAAGAGACTCTCTTATGTGTTCGCAGTCATGGCCGGGGTGTGCTTTGCTTCCGGTCTGGCTGTTCTCGCGGAGTGAAAGGGACGTTGCTATGGACAGTTTGGAAAACGTATTCCTGTTTCTGGACTATCTGACCGACACGAAACGTAAGCGGCATGTCGTGGGAGGCGTTCTTATGAGCGTCTCCCTTTTCTTTGGCGGACTGGCGTTTACCTTTATGAGCATAAAAGGAGAAGACAATGAACAGAACGATTCGTGATATTTTGTTCTTCGGAGCGGGCGTCAGCACCGGCGTGTGTATCATGCATACCCTGTTCCAGAAGAAGTATCGGGATTACTATGACGAGCGGTATGAGACTGATCGCCGCCATCTCCAGGAGAGGGAAGCCGATATGGAAAAGGAAATCGAAGAGAAAGCCACCCAGAAGAGCTTCGAGCAGCTGGCCGGGAAGTATCGGACGGAGTCTGACCCGGAGGTGAACGAGGACCACGAGTCGATCGAGATCATTCAGCCGGACGATTTCGGCGGGGATGATGAATACGAGACCTGTTTCCTCTCGTACTACAGCGACGGAAAGCTCGTCATCGACGGCGAGGACACTCCCCTTGACGAGGACTCTGTCGCGGATATGATCGGCACGGAGGCGCTGAAGAACTTCGGGGTGTATATGCCGAGCACAGTACATGTCCGGAACCACAAGTATATGAAGGACTACGAGATCCTTCAGGTCCGGCAGAACTTCTGCGACGTATATCAGAATGAGGAGGACTAATGATATTTTCGAGTCTGGCGGAGCAGTATTATGACTGGCTCTACAAAAGTGTGTGCGGTGAATGGGAGCCCCGGAACCTCTCATTTCACCGGCTCCTGATGTTTCTTTATAACAGAAACTATGTTCCGGCCTGTGAGATGGATATTTCCAGAGCAGCAGACGGCACGAATCTCCGGTATCGTTTCGCAACGGAGAATGATATTTCTTACGCAAGGATCGATTCGGCGTTTACGGGCATCCCGTGCAGCATGCTCGAGATGATGGTTGGGCTTTCCATCCGGATCGAGGAGCATATCCTGGAGGACTCTTCGGCCGGGAAGAGAACAGGGCAGTGGTTCTGGAACATGGTCGTCAGCCTCGGTCTGGCTGCTATGGATGACCAGCGCTTCGACGAAGAGCGGGCAGAATCCGTCATTGAGCGATTCAGCAGAAGAGACTATAAGCCGAATGGCGCCGGCGGGCTCTTCACGCTTTCCAGGCCTACCGAAGACATGCGTACCATTGATATTTGGTACCAGCTCATGGGCTGGCTGGCGGAAAATGAAGCCTGATATTTACGTGTCGAAAATCTGCATCACGATGGAAGGAGTTATTGAGGAATTCGTCGATGATGAAAGAGTTTTGATGCGGATCACATCGTGCCGAAACATGGAACACATTGGCCGGCTGATATTTACCGACCTGAATTACTGGAGGAAAATAGACAATGGAAATTATGAATGTCATGTACGAACTGGCGACCACCAAGTCGGCTCTTGAGATGGCGGAGACGACCATCCGGAAGCAGAAGGGCAAGCTGCTGCAAAAGAACCTTCTCATCGCGGGGCTTCTCTGGTTTGGCGTTACTGCCTGCAGGATGCTGGGCGAGAGCGACGAGAAGCGCAAAGAGGCAGAGGAAGACGCTCGTAAGCTCAAGGTAGCACTGGTTAACACGCAGCAGGTGCTGGATGAGGTGAACCGCAAGAACGCCGAACAGTTCTGGGCAGAAGACAGTGTGGGTGAGCCGGAACCCGAAAAAGATATTTGCTGTGACGGCTGCGCCACGATCACGAAAAAAGACGTATAAACATCGCAGAAAGGAGGAAATCAAGTCATTATGATAGATTTCCTTATGATCGCAACGCGGACCGGAAAGCGCGGTGTGATCGAGATATATCCGAAGTTCATCATCAAACGGTCGAAAGACCTTATGATCCGAGGTTCGGATTTCTATGCGATCTGGTTAGAAGAACGTGGATTGTGGAGCACAGATGAACAGGATGCGCTGCAGCTCATCGACCGGGAGCTTGATATTTATGCAAATGAGCACAAAGAGCTGTTTGACGGCGGCTCCAGAGTGCTTCATATGTGGGATGCCGAGTCCGGAATGATCGACAACTGGCATAAATACTGCCAACGGCAGATGCGGGACAATTATCATACGCTCGACGAGACGTTGATATTTGCAAACACACCTGTCAAAAAAGAGAGCTATGCATCCAAACGGCTGCCGTATCCGCTGGAAGCAGGAAGTATCAGTGCCTATGACGAACTCATGGGTACTTTATATTCTCCCGGAGAACGTGAAAAGATAGAATGGGCCATTGGCGCAATCGTCGATGGCGATTCGAAGAAAATTCAAAAGTTCCTCGTGCTCTATGGACCGCCCGGAAGCGGTAAATCCACTATTCTGAACATCGTGCAGAAACTTTTCGAAGGATATTGGTCGGTTTTCGACTCTAAAGTGCTCGGTTCATCTTCGAACGCTTTTGCTTTGGAGGCATTCAAGACGAACCCGCTCGTTGCAATCCAGCACGACGGCGATTTGTCGAGAATAGAGGACAATACGAGACTGAACTCGCTGGTCTCTCACGAGACGATGCTGGTGAACGAAAAGTTCAGGAGCCAGTATGCGAGTCAGTTCAAGTGCTTTATGTTCCTTGGCACAAACAAGCCTGTCCGGATCACAGATGCCAAGTCGGGCCTGATCCGTAGACTTATCGATGTCGAACCGAGCGGTGAAAAGATTCCGGCCAAAAAGTATCGTGACCTTGTCGCCAAAGTTGATTTCGAGCTTGGCGGAATCGCCTGGCACTGCAAGGAGGTCTACGAGGAAAACAAGCACCTCTACGACGAGTATGTTCCGACAAGGATGCTCGGAGCATCGAACGATTTCTACAACTTCATGCTGGATTCCTACTATGAGTTCAAGAGATCGGATGGCGTATCGCTCAAGCGGGCCTGGGCAATGTACAACACTTACAATGAGGAGGCAAAGGTATCGTATCCTTACTCCCGGCGCGCTTTCCGTGAGGAGTTGATGAACTACTTTACGGATTACAAAGAGCGTTCGGAAGATATGAACGGGGAGAGAGTCCGCAGTTACTACAGCGGATTCCGAGCCGACAAGTTCAAGGAGTTTCTTGAGCAGCCGAAGGAGGAACGGCCGCCGGAAGAAGCGCATATTTCGTGGATCGAGTTCAAAGAGCAGCATTCTCTCTTCAATGATATTTGCAGGGACTGTCCGGCACAGTACGCGACTGAAGAAGGCACTCCTATGCAAAAATGGGAGAATGTCAGAAGTAAGTTGTCAGAGCTGGACACTTCGAGACTTCACTATGTGAAGGTTCCAGAGAATCACATTGTCATCGACTTTGATATTAAAGGACCTGATGGCAAGAAAAGCTTCGAGTTGAATCTGGAGGCTGCATCAAAGTGGCCGAAAACGTACGCGGAACTCAGTAAATCTGGTGCGGGCATCCACCTGCATTATATTTACAGCGGGGACGCAACGAAGCTCAGCAGAGTCTACGATGAAAACATCGAGATAAAGGTGTTCACTGGAAATTCTTCTCTTAGAAGAAAGTTATCGAAGTGCAATGATATTTCCGTAGCGTCTATCAGTAGTGGCTTGCCATTGAAGGGAGAAAAAATGGTTGACACGAAGCAGATCCAGAATGAGAAGCATCTTCGCATTCTGATTAAGAAAGCACTGGCCAAAGAGATCAGTCCCTACACAAAACCGAGTGTAGACTTCATCGCTCACATTATGGATGAGGCGTACGAGGGAAATGTCCCGTACGATGTCGATGACATGCGCAATTCGATTCTGGCTTTCGCTGCAAACAGCACGAATCAGGCTGAAGCATGTTTGAAAGCAGTATCGAAGATGCATTTCAAATCGAAGGAAGAGGTGAAAGACTCTCGGGCCGGCGAGAATGAGACCCCTATCGTATTCTTCGACTGTGAGGTGTTCCCGAACCTTTTCCTCGTGAACTGGAAGTTTGCCAAAAATGACCTCATTCACAGGATGATCAATCCCAGCCCGGAAGAAATTGAAGCCCTTACGAAATATCGGCTTATTGGTTTCAACAACCGGAAGTACGATAACCACATTCTCTGGGGGCGGATGATCGGCATGTCGAATGAGCAGCTCTATGCGCTTTCGAACCGCATCATCAACGAACATACCGGTTTCTTCGGCGAGGCGTACAATCTGTCCTACACTGATATTTACGACTTCTCGTCCAAAAAGCAGAGTCTGAAGAAGTTCGAGATCGAGCTGGGTATCCATCATCAGGAACTTGGCTTACCGTGGGACCAGCCGGTGCCGGAAAGCCTCTGGGATAAGGTCGCTGAGTATTGTGACAATGATGTCATTGCCACGGAAGCCGTCTTCTATTCCAAGAAGCGGCAGGCAGACTTCGTTGCTCGTGAGATTCTGGCAGACCTTGCCGGGATGACGGTCAATGACACGACCAACACGTTGACTACTCGCGTCATCTTTGGAAAAGAGAAGCACCCGAAGCTTGTCTATACTGACCTTGCAACGGGCGAACAGGACACTTTGACTGAGGTTGAGCCTGATATTCTGGTCGGGAAGAACATCATCAATGCTTTCCCGGGTTACGAGTGGGTCAAGGGCAAGGATGGTCGGATGCACAACATGTTCCGTGGCACGGATTTGGGCATGGGCGGCTATGTCTATGCAGAGCCGAACATGTACTATAATGTGGCGCTTCTGGACGTGGCGTCGCTGCACCCGCATTCCGCCGTTGCAATGAACTACTTTGGCGAATACACCAAGCATTTCAATGACCTGATGGAGGTTCGAATCCATGTTAAGCATGGCGAGTACGATAAGGCCAAGGAACTCTTTGGCGGAAAGCTGTCCAAGTATCTGGACGACCCTGCGCAGGCGAAAGCTTTGGCGCAGGCACTGAAAATCGCCATTAACTCTGTCTACGGCCTGACCAGCGCGACCTTCGACAATCCTTTCCGGAACCCCAAGAACGCCAACAACATTGTGGCGCTTCGAGGGGCTTTATTTATGCGTACTTTGCAGGATGAGGTACAGCAGCGTGGGTTCACGGTCGCCCACATCAAGACCGATTCCATCAAGATCCCCGGTGCAACGCCGGAGATTATTGACTTCTGCATGAAGTTTGCGGAGAAGTATGGATATACCTTTGAGCATGAGGCTACTTACGAGAAGATGTGCCTCGTGAACAATGCGGTTTATATCGCAAAGTACATGGATGCAACGGACTGCAAGGCGCAATATGGATACGTTCCCGAAGATAACGAGAAGGAAGGCGGTAAGTGGACGGCGACAGGAACTCAGTTCCAGATCCCGTATGTCTTTAAGACATTGTTTTCCAAAGACCCGATCCAGTTCGAGGACCTTTGCGAGACGAAGAGTGTCTCCAAAGGTGCCATCTACCTTGATAAAAATGAAGGGCTGGGGGAAGGTGAGCACAATTATATTTTCGTTGGCCGCGTCGGTCAGTTCTGTCCAATCGTCAAAGGAGCTGGCGGCGCGCTGCTTCTGCGGGAATCAGGCGTTGACGATGCAGGCAATCGGAAATATGCATCTGTGACTGGCGCAAAAGATTACCGGTGGCTTGAAAGCGAGATGGTGTATCAGCTTCATATGGAGGAGTCCATTGACAAGGAATACTTCAATAAGGAAGTTGATGATGCCGTCAAGGAAATCGCCAAATATGGTGATTTTGAGTGGTTTGTTGCGGATGATTCGGGTGAGCCGCCTTGGCAAAAGCCTGATATTCCGTGGGACGACGTGCAGGATGAAGCTGCACAGAATTTTGATAGGCGGTGATATAAACTATATTGTAAGTCAAGGTTTATAAACATACATTATACAAGGAGAGATAATAAAAATGGCATATTCTACTATTGAATTTAAGAACACGAAGCTTCCGTATCTTGGGCAGGATGGCGTCCGCATGAATCTCGCCAATGAGCCGGCACTGAATTATCGTGGTCAGGCAAGCGGAAGTCATGGATGGTTCTGGGTAACTGTGCCTGATGAGGATACGGCACATTGGCTGATGGATCAGGGGGTGAACGTCAAGGATTATACGCGTATTGATCGGGACAGCGGAGAGCCGGTCACCTCTTATCGCGTAAAGGTTCAGGTGAATCTGCAGGCTCTCTTCAACGGCCCCATCATTCATTGGTATCCGGATGACATGCGCGAAATTGTCATTACAGCCCAGACAGCTCAGGAGGACAACTTCAGTCGCGCCAAAGCTTTGACGGAGATTGCAAACAATGGTGGTATCGAAAGTGTGTCCTGTGTATGCAGTCTTTATGAGAACAAAAACAATCCCGGAAAGAAAACCCTGTATCTTTCCTTTATGGCAGTAACCCAGCGGATGGTCATTGCCGACCCTTATGCTCGTGATAGGGCTGAGGCGAATAAGGAAGTCGATATGCCTTTCTAAGGAGGACATTCTATGAAAAAGCTTTTTATCAGCTGCCCCATGCGGAAGCGCAGCGAGGAAGACATCCGCAAGACCTTCGACCGGCTCCACAAAATCGCAGAGGCGATCTTTGACAGAGAGTTGGAGGTCATCCCGACCTACTTCGAGGGCGACCCTCCGGAAAATGCGAACGAAGCGCTGTGGTATCTCGGCGAGTCCATCAAGAAACTTTCCGAGGCGGACTATTTCATCGGTATCTTCGATGAAGCTCGTGAGTTCCGCGGCTGCATCATCGAGAACATTGCGGCTAAGAGCTACAACATCCCGTTCTATCTGGTCAATCTCGGCAACGCTGCGCCGGATGTCATCGAGCGCAGAAAAACTGTCCAAGATGCCATCGAAATCTGCTAAGCATTGATATTTTCGAGTGCCAGGGTTGGTCTCTGGTTGAATGCACCAGTCCTATGAGTGCCCACGTCGCAAATGGCGTTCTCAGCAGGGGACAGCTCGATTGATATTTATGAATGATTTGGAGGTTGATGTCATGAAACGAATCAAAGTGCTCCGTATCAAAGCGCATTGCTATCCTGAAATCGTCCGGATTCCGCTCGGTCTGGACTCCTTGCAGAAGGAAGTTGGCGGACCTATTCAGGCGGTATATCCGTGGGATGATCCCGTGGCACTGATCTGCAATGAAGAAGGTAAACTGGATAGTGATGCCGTGGAGCATTATAACCGGGTTCTCGCAACTGAGATTGGTGTGCCTTATGACATCATTGTAGGGACATTCCTGATCGTTGGGCTTACGGAAGATGATTTCGGATCACTGAGTCCGGAGCTTCTTGAGAAGTATGAGAAACTGTTCCATGACCCGGAAGAATTTTCCGTTCGTACGGATGCGCATGGAAAGATGTGTCTGGATGTTCATCCTTGCAAACCGGAGGACGGCGCGAAATAATCAGCCTGCATGAAGAGCCGTTGAGAAATCTGCGGCTCTTTTCTTTTGGGATAGTAGCTTAGTCAGGTTCAAAGCAGCCAGCTCATAACTGGTTCATCGCGGGTTCAAATCCTGCCTGTCCCACCAGCGGAAAACACCTATATAAATACATAAAAGGAGGATGAAAAGATAATGGTCACCGTAACCGACAAAGTCTGCATAGCATGCGGCAAGGAATTGAAAAATGTCCCGGTAGCGACTGTCTTTTGCCCGGAATGCAGGAAAAAGCGCAGAAGAGAGCTTCTGGATGAGAAAATCGCGCATGAACGGGCCAAGCGTGCTTCTGAAAAAGCAGAGATGGATGCGCTCAAGCCGAAAGCAAAAAAGAAGTATGAAGGGCCTAGTCTTCAGGAAATAATGCATGAGGCAACAAAGGAGGGGCTTCAGTATGTCGCTTATTGCAAAAAGCACGGACTCCACTAAAAAGAAAGAACTCTGGAAGGTTTTCCGTAAAAATCGGAAAGAGCTCTTTGCTTATACTGTCCGAGGTGAAGGAGAGGATGAAGAGGAAGCGACGATTTCACTTCTGGCGTATGAGAATCATTGCCGGGAAAAAGACATACACGTGATGTTGGAAATGAGGTGATCAGGCTGATGGCAGGAGTTACGCTCTATGACTACCAGTTGGATGCAGTAGACCGAATGAAAATCGGCTGCATCTTGTGTGGTGGCGTTGGGAGCGGAAAATCGAGGACGAGCCTTGCTTTTTATTACAAGCTCTATAACGGAAAAATAAACACAAAAGAATATGTAAGGATGACAAAACCTCCTGATCTTTATATTATTACGACCGCGCGAAAACGGGACACTGGAGAGTGGGAGGAAGAAATGGCCCACTTTTATATGGCCACTGATCCTGAGCTTGATATTTACGAGCATACAGTCGTCGTAGACTCGTGGAATAATATTGGGAAATATGTTGGTATAAAGAATGCCTTCTTTATTTTCGATGAACAGAGGGTCGTTGGCAGTGGTAAATGGGTCAAGTCTTTCCTGAAAATCGCAAAGGAAAATGAGTGGATTCTTCTGAGCGCTACGCCTGGGGACTGCTGGACAGATTATATTCCGGTGTTCATCGCAAATGGTTTCTTCAGAAATCGCACGGAGTTCAATAACCAGCATGTTGTCTACAGCCGTTTCTCGAAGTATCCGAAAATCGATCGCTATCTGAATACGCAGCGCTTGGTAAGGCTTCGGGAACGAATTCTGGTTGATATGGACTTTGAGCGCCCCACGGTATCTCATCATGAGAATATTTTCGTAGACTACAATAAGCCGAAGTATTTGCAAATCTGCAAGAACCGCTGGAATCCTTGGGAGGATAGACCGATAGAGACTGCCAGTGAGTTTTGTTACATGTTGAGGAAGCTTGTCAATTCCGATGAAAGCCGGCAGCAGGAAGTCCTTGATATTTGCATGAGCCGACCAAGGGTGATCGTGTTCTACAACTTCGACTATGAGCTTGATATTTTGCTCGGGTTGAAGTATGGAGAGGGCGTCGAAGTTGCGCAATGGAATGGCCATAAGCACCAGCCTATCCCTGATGGCGATAGATGGGTTTATCTCGTGCAGTATAACGCCGGGGCAGAAGGCTGGAACTGTATCAAAACCGATACCATTATATTCTACTCGCAGAATTACTCCTACAAAATTATGGAGCAGGCTGCGGGGCGAATCGACCGGCTGAATACGCCCTACAAGAACCTGTACTACTACCATTTGAAGAGCAGAGCAGGCATTGACTTGGCTATTAGTCGAGCTCTGAATTCGAAGAAAGCGTTTAACGAAAGGAAATTTTATGGAGAATGATATTTGTGATTTTTTGAGGCTTGCTGCGACGATCTCTGAGAAACTTGCAGATGTCATAAACGCGATTTCGGAATGCAGCGAGAAAGTGACGGCTTGTTTTATGGACTTGTTTGAAGAAATCAAGGGGCAGCCATTGAAGATGATTCTACAGAAGCTGCGTCCTGACTACAAGGACAAGTGCAAAATCCGGTGGCTGAATATTCCCAACAAGGTTATGCAGGGAAGAATCAGGAGGTTCTGCTAATGGGAAACATATCGAAAAAGACTCGGAAAAAGATTAACAAGATTCTTTTAAGTAACCACTTTAAGAAAAAGTTGGGAGTTACGCAGGATACATTAGTGTATACTCCGAATCCTGAAAGTCCATTGTCTGCGATTTGGCATCACATCGAGATTCGGTATGATGGTACAATCTTTGGATATTTGCTGGATGATAAGGTTAAATATGCGGTCATAGGATCGGTGAACCGCAGAAAGGCTCGACAAACAATAAGAAGTCCTGAACAGTTCTTCCATCCAAGATGTCATTTCGCAAGGCAGAGCAAGCAAATTGCTTTCAGACTCAAGAAAATGGGAGAAGATAAACTTGCACGTATTTTCGATGATGATGCCGCATTGCTTCTAATAATCAACATGTGGAATTTAGAAATAGAAGATGACGATTTTTTGTTTGTAACACAAGACATGATTAGTCCAATATTGGAGGGCAAAACAAATGATTAAAGATTCTGGCGACCGAACCGAATTTGAAACCGGTGCCAAGCGTGATATGCACGCAGGGAAAGGGCGGATGGATCTTCTGCCTTGGTATGGCATCATGGAAGTCAGCAAGCACTGCGAGGAGGGCGCATTGAAGTACGGCGAGCACAACGTGGATAAGGGTATCCCGCTGCATTCGTTGCTGGACAGTGCTTCTCGGCATCTGGCAAAGTACATGGTCGGTATGGACGATGAGGACCACCTGCGCGCTGCCTGCTGGAATCTGCTTTGGGCTTTGAACCAGCGCGTGACCCATCCCGAGTTGGATGATAGGTTTGCGGTGAAGATGAAAAGCTCGAACGATGAACCGCTTATCACAGTTGTCTGTAGTTCCTGTGGTATGCATTTTGAAGCGCCGACCGAATGGTGGGTCCGCAAAAGATCACAGTATACCAATATTCCAGACGGAGTGATGACGACTTGCCCTCATTGTGGGAATGTGACAATCGTTCGGGAGGTAAAATTAGATGAGTGACTGTATGCGAGAAATTGTTCGCTGTCGGAAATGCGGATGCGCTTTGACAAATGAAGCCGAACATATTTTGCCGAATGTGAATTTCAGGGTCTGTATTATGACCTGTACACTGTCTTTGATTTGCCCCGATTGCGGGGAAGTAGAGATTCTCGAAATGGAGGACTACTTATAATGAGCGACTGGAAACGCGAAGTGGACTATGCAACCTACTGCCCGAAGTGCAAGAGCTTCAAGGTGCTGGAGACGGACGAGCCCTGCAACGAGTGCATGACGGAGTGTTCGCGGGAGGGGACTGCTAAGCCTGTGAAGTTTGAGGAAGCAAAGGTGAAAATTAAATGAGAAATATGTCTAAGAAGACACGAAAACTTATTGATCGAAAGGTCGCCCATAAGTATTTCTGGTTCGATTATTTGGAGGGAAGCATATTCTATCACTCAAATCATGTTTGGCCTGCACGTTTGTGGATTGGTGATGCAGTTGACCATAATGACGATACTCAGTGTTGGATGTATGTGCCAGCTCATAAAGAATATGTGCAGGCAATTCTGATTGTGAAAAAGGGCGCGCCACTTTCTCCTAAAGTTTCCGAATGGATTAACCGTCGCCGAAAAGAATTTGGATGCAAAAAAGGAGGACTTCGTAAAAATTATGTTGCGCAAAATCGTTGATTTCGTCAAGAAGATATTCTGGGCAGAGCCGTGAAGAAATCTGCGGCTCTTTATTTTTACAAGAAGGGAATAAGAAATATGCTTCAGAAAATTATCGCGTTCGTTATCAATTTCCTGACGCTCAGCTCGCCCTGCGGTTGGATGATGGATATTCTCAAGGATACCCGCAAGTATAAATTCTATAACCCTCTGCGGGAGCTGGAAATCGCTGAGAATCACTTCAACTTCTGTGAGCAGGAGTATATGTCGGCGGCTATTTTCGAGCTGTGCGTGGCTGAAAGTAGGGTTAAAACATTGATGGGAGGCGCACTTCTGTGACGTATTATCATCAGATTTATCGTTGCCGCAAATGTGGGAATGAGTTCTGCCCGGTGACGGTACATACCGAGACTGTCATGTATATTGAGCTGAACAATTTTCTGAACAGGGTCAATGGCGAACTCGAGTGGGATCACAAAGAGATGCCTTTAGCACCGAGGCTGTATAGGGCGCATACATGCCCGAACGGTGACATTGGCGTTGGGGACTTCATCGGGTACCAGAAGGAGGAGCAATGAGTATGTATGAAAAGATCGGCAAGTTTATTGGCGGCGTTCTGGCGGTTACTATCACGGCCTGCGCGTGGCTGATAATCATTGCGTTTACCCTGAAATGCCTGTGGTTTATTATCTTCAGGTTCTTGGGGTGAGGTGAATGATGGATAGTGATATTCGTTGGATAGCCGACCTGGTAGATGCAGGAAAAATCACAGTTGACCAGGCAAGAGAGATAATAAACGCCGAAACGATTGATATTTTATATGCAAATAATGAGCCGTGCATCATTCTGATTCGCAATGCCGGCGAACCAACGAAGGAGATCGGGCTATATTCTGAGGATTCCGAAACTCATAAGCTGGAAATGGTAAAAGTCAACGCTACGCTGCAAGATGTAGTTGAACAATGCATTCGCAATGAAATCAGCTACCAAGATGCTCAGCTATGGTGTTTGGCGAATAATATTTCATTTCGCAAATTTGACCGATGGCTGTACTATACACTGCGGGGTAAAGAAAGAGATATTCCGTCAGAGCCTGTGTATTGGCTGCACCGACTCGCTTTATTTTTTAAGCGGTGTTTTGATTGGTTGCTCAATTTGATTCTGGAGGTTTTTACATGAATGAGTCATTTGGAACTTGTACTCAGTTAGCTAGAAGGTGCGCTGTTTGTCCTAAAGTCTCTACCTGTGATCATAAAAGAATGGAGCATCTTGGATATATTATTCCAATCCCAGATCTTAATGTCAGTATTGTTGTCACAAGAGCCAATGGAAAGAGGCTCGGTCAGCTCGAAATGGTTGATTCACTGATGAAAAGGAGATTTAATTATGAAAATCATTGAACCAAAATACGAAATCCTCACTGATATTTCTGAGGGCGGCATCAAAGAGCTCCAGCAGATCGAGCGGGTGGCCCGGGTCTGCTACAAGAGCGAGGACAAGATCACGCCGGCCGGTGAGTCGGCAAAGAAACTGGTGGGCTTTCTGGTGAAGCAGGGGCATGAGGCTATGCTGGAGCATTCCCAGCTGTCCGTGCTGTTTACGTGCGACCGTGGCATTGCCAATGAGCTGGTGCGGCACCGCATCGCGAGCTTTGCACAGGAGAGCACCCGGTACTGCAATTATGCAGGAGAGAAGTTTGGCGGGGAACTGAGCTTTATTCGGCCGTTTTATATTCCTAACGAGCCTAATGAAAATGCAATCGACGCAGCTTCTTCGACAGAAGAATTTATAAAGCTCGAAACGGACTATCAAATCCACCATGCGTGGTACTGGGCTTGTGATGATGCTGAAAAAAGCTACAAAACTCTCATCGCCAATGGTCTCCGTCCTGAACAGGCCCGTTGTGTGCTGCCGTTGTGCCTGAAGACCGAGATCGTGGTGACTGCCAACTACCGTGAGTGGCGCAATATCTTCAAGCTGCGTACTCCTGTGGCGGCTCATCCTCAGATGCGTGAGCTGATGTGCCCGCTGCTGAAAGAGCTTCAGAGCAAGATCCCGGTGGTGTTCGATGATATTTACACGTTCTGGCCTGCGGATGACCAGACGCGGAAGGGGAGCATGGTGAAGTAATGCGAATTGTGCTGCTCGTAAGCATTATTTTACAAGCTATCGCACTCGGAATGTCTTTGGCTGAGAACATCGGCAAAGAAAAACAGAGAATCATCAAATATACAGGATGGTTCTTGGTTTTGATTTACATGATATTTGGTTGAGGTAATTAACTAATGAAAAATCGTATTATTTGTTTTGCTGTATCGCTGATGATGCTTATTGGCTGCCTCGGGTTATGCAGTTGTGGAAACTATAGGGTGTTTGATACGACACTTACCTATTCCTGGGCACAGATTAAGTTGCCCGATGGAACTATTGTTCAGGGCAAAGTGGACAACTGGACTGACTACGAAGGCGATCAGCTGCAAATCACGATTGACGGTACCACATATCTGGTTCATGCAGCAAATACTATTATGAAAACCTGAGTGGGAAAGGATGTAGTGATAAGAAATGCAGCAAAGAACGTATGATTTTCTTGTGAAGATGCGGATTCCGATGGTGGGCGATGCGATCGAGATGATGGGTGATGCGATCGAGATGACTATTGATTCGCTCGATTCGCATCGGTCTGTTCCGATGATTGATATTTGCGCTGCGATTGCAGAGAAATATCACACGAATGTGAAAAGCGTCACGGCTCGCCTTGTGAGAGTTGTGGATGCGATGGAATATCGGAGCGGTGTGTATCCGAATCCTGAAATGGAAGAGCTCCGTATTGCGTTCAGACTTGATAAATGGACGCTTAAACGATTCCTGTATGCTGCGGCGAGGAGGCTTATGGGCCAATGAAAAACCGTTATATTTGCTTTGCGATGCATTTGGCTGTGTAGCTGTATCCTGAACTAACAAGCAAGAGGCGCGGATTTTTCTACGTCTCTTATTTTTATTCGAGGAGGTGGTACTTTTGCTTGACGATTCGACTCCTACATGATATTCTTGTACTAGTATAAGGAGGTGCTCTTATGGCACGAACGGTAAAATGCCCTAGTTGTGGCGCTGAGCTTACGGTGAAAGAAGGCAATCGAGACTTCATGTTCTGCGAATATTGCGGGACGAAAGTACGGCTTGATGACTATCAGGAGACGCACAGGTTTGTGGATGAAGCAAAAGTCAAGCGGGTTGAAGCTTTCAAAGACTTAGCGATGAAAAAGATGGAAATGGATGAACAAAAGCGTAAAGACGAAAAAGATAATGAAGCAGAACGCAGAAAAATGGAGCCTGTATATTTGAGCTTACTCATAGCGCTTCCTATAATCTTTTTTATTCTCGCTAAATTATTTGGCGCTGAATAACATAGAAAGGTCTCGATATAAAATTCGGGGCCTTTTCTTTTTTTATCTGGCAGAGTCTACTGCCAATTTTTATTTGCCGCTTTTTGTTAATTTTGTTATAATAATTGAAAAAGCATCAATTTTCGGGCCAAAAACCCATTTTGTGGCCAAATATTTTATAAAAATGGCCACATATTTTGACGTAGATACGTTAGAAATATGCGCTTTGGCCAAAAACCCACTTTTTTTTTTAAGTTAATTAAAAAATGAAAAAATAATATATATAATAGGCCAGAAAAAATGGGCTTTTGGCCACGACCGATTTTTCATGCATTAAACCCCATAACCCCTGTCGATATTAACCTTGTAAAATAACGTCGGATAGTGTATTATAAGGAAGCAGTACATTAGTGGCTGACTTCTTATGAGTATGAGGTAAAGCGTATGGAATACATCGAGGAACTTGCTAAAAATTGGAAACAGTATGATTACTCATTTGATGCAAGAGAAATTCTTCCGAACGGTGATGAAGCATGGGTGTATTCAACCCTGGAGTTAGGACTACCAGTTCTTTGGTTGAAACATCCAGATGGAAGTTTCGAACATTATGTCATACATACGGATGGATATGACAAACCAACTGGCGAGCATTGGTGTTTTTGGTGTCATTGCCAAATGGAGCGGTACGAAAATATTTGGAAAGTTCCTATTTGGCGATGCCCGAAGTGCGAAGAAGGGCATTACGAAGAAGACGTGGATTTATGCAGTGCTCCGACTGAAGAAGCAAGTTATGCCGATGATGAACTCGAACCAGAAGAAGAATGGCTCGATACATACTATAGAGAAAATCCCTATATACCTCACGACGAATACGATTTTGACGGGTTTTAATTTAATAGTCTTTTAAGATTGCCCCTGCGCGAAAAACGCAGGGGCTTTTCTTTTGTCCTTTTCACAAAAATTAACACTTTTTCACAAAAAATACCGCGAAAAAAACAGCCACTTTTATGAGGAGAATAGAACGTGTCTTAAACATACTATTCTTTTTATTTTTGGAGGTTGACATGCTCGAAAACAAATTTAAGACCGGATTGGTGAAAGAACTGAAAAAGCGCTTTCCCGGTTGTACGGTGGTTCATTTGGACCCGAACGAAGTTCAGGGACATCCTGACCTTTTAGTTTTGTATGGTCCTACTTGGGCTGCGCTTGAGGGAAAGAAGTCGGCAAATGCTCCTCATCGCCCTAATCAGGACTACTATGTCCAGAAGATGAACGAAATGAGCTTTGCCGCTTTTATTTATCCGGAAAACAAGGAGGAGATACTTGATGCAATGGAACGATCATTCGAGGCTCACGGGGCAACATGCATTTCTGGGAGCAAGTAAGTATCACTGGCTCAACTATGACCGAGATCGCTTGGTTGATGCCTACCTGAGTAATCAGGCAAAAGAGCGAGGCACGAGACTCCATGCATTTGCAGCAGAATGCATCGAGCTTAAGCAAAAGCTTCCCAAGAGCAAGAAAACGCTGAATGCCTATGTCAATGATGCCATCGGCTTCCGCATGACACCTGAAGTTGTGCTTTATTACAGCCCGAATTGTTTCGGGACAGCGGACGCTATCATGTTCGACGATGGCGTCCTTCGCATTCATGACCTGAAGACTGGAACCGTTCCTGCTCATATGGAGCAGCTTTATATTTACGATGCCTTGTTCTGTTTGGAATATGGTATCGATCCTGTAACTATTCGGTTCGAAAATCGAATTTATCAGAGCGATGATATTTGGGTGGAAAATCCCGAAGCAGAAGACATTCTTCCGATCATTGCAAAGATCAAGGAATTCGATAAAATCATCAACGAAGTAAAGCTGGGAGCTGCAGCATGAATCCTATCGAAAAAGATATTCGCTCTTATTATGGAGTTGAATCACAGAACGGGGTGCTTGAACACTACGGCACCAAAAAACATTCTGGTCGGTATCCATGGGGTTCTGGGGAGAATCCTTATCAGCATTCGGGAGATTTTCTTTCACGAATTGAACTTTTGAAAAATAAAGGACTTTCAGAAAAAGATATTCTGAACTCTATCAACGATACACTTCCGAAGGAATATCAGATGAGTCTTTCGGAGTTTCGTGTTGCTAAAAGCAAAGCTATAAATTTGCGCAAAACGTCGGAATATGAGCAAATTAAAGACCTTAGAGATAATAAAGGCCTTGGGTGGACAGACATCGCAAAACAGCTCAACATGAGTGAGTCAAGCGTCCGGTCTAAATACTCTGGTAATATCGACAAAAAAGCAAAACGTGCAGAGAGTATCGCCGAAACTTTGAAAAAAGAAGTAGAGAAAAAGGGCATGGTTGACATTTCTGAAGGTGCGAACCAAGTGCTTGGAATATCTGAAACCGAGCTTATCGATGCCGCATACACACTTGAAGCAGAATATGGTTTCAAACGGTATGGTGTTGGCATTCGCCAGCCGACTAACATTCGTCAACAGACAAACATTACTGTTTTGGCCAAGCCTGAGTTTGACCAGAAATATGCCTACCAGCACCAAGACCAGATTGATTCGCTGGGTGATTACCATTCTGATGATGGTGGCGAAACTTTTCAGAAGCTTCAACGTCCATCAAGTTTGGATTCAAGCCGTGTGGCAATTATGTATGGCGATGAAGGTGGTCTGGCAAAGGATGGCGTCATTGAGATTCGCCGTGGTGTCCCGGATCTTGATCTTGGCAAAAGTCATTATGCACAGGTGCGTATTCTTGTCGATGGCGACCACTATCTGAAAGGCATGGCTGTTTATTCCGACGATCTTCCGGATGGCGTTGATGTTAGGTTCAACACCAATAAACCTTCCGGCACCCCCAAGATGAAAGTTCTGAAAGAAGCGAAAGCTGATCCAGACAATCCTTTTGGTGCAGCCATCAAAGCAAATGGTCAGAGCATGTACATCGGAGCTGATGGAAAGGAGCACCTGTCTCCTATCAATAAACTGAAAGAAGAAGGCGACTGGGATACAATGTCCCGAAATGTCTCTTCTCAATTTCTTTCCAAGCAGCCCAAGAAGTTGATTGAGAATCAGCTGAAACTGACTGTCGCAGACTATAAAGCACAGTATGATGAAATCATGCAGTACAACAATCCGACGATTAAGAAGAAACTGCTCACTGACTTCGCTGACACATGCGAAGGTACATCGATGACCCTCAAAGCATCTGCTTTTCCAGGACAGTCTACGAAAGTCATCCTTCCGATCAATCAGATCAAAGAGACGGAAGCATACTGCCCGACATATGAAAATGGCACGAAGCTTGCATTGATACGCTTTCCGCATGCAGGCACTTTTGAGATTCCTATTGTCACAGTCAACAATAAGAATGTTCACGGCAAGCGGAATCTTGGAGCAATTCAGGATGCAATCGGCATCAACGCAAAGGTGGCAGAACGCCTTTCGGGCGCTGACTTTGATGGCGATACCGTCATGGCGATTCCTATTACGGACAAAGTCAGCATTAAGTCTACTCCTGCACTGAAGGATTTGAAAGATTTCGATCCTAAAACTGAATACGCAGTACCACCAGGTAATCCTAATCACGTCCGTCTCATGAAAAAAGAGGAGAAGCAACGTGAAATGGGCGTCATTTCTAATTTGATTACGGATATGACTCTTCGTGGCGCGGATGAGAAAGAACTGGCTCGTGCTGTTAAGCATTCAATGGTCGTTATTGATGCAGAAAAGCATGGCCTCGACTACAAGCGCTCTGAAAGGGAAAATGGTATCGCAGAACTTAAGCAGAAGTGGCAGATTCGTGTTGATGAGGAAGGAAATGTTAAGTACGGTGGAGCATCCACACTTCTGTCTCGTCGTAAGCAAACGATACGAGTTCCTGAACGTCGTGGAAGTGTTCATGTTGACAAAGATACTGGTGAACTAGTTTATAAAGAGAGCGGACGTACCTTTATCGATCCCAAAACCGGAAAGGAACGCATGGCCGAAGACACGGTAAGCTTGATTTCTGAAACCAAAGACGCAAGAACACTGTCCTCTGGCACCATTCAGGAAAACCTCTACGCCGATTTCTCGAACCAGCTTAAGGCCATGGCCAGACAGGCTCGTAAAGAGGCTGAGAATATGCCCGGTTTGAAGTACAGTCCGGCAGCAGCGAAGCAATATGCATCCGAAGTTAGGTCTTTGAACGATAAGTATAACACCATGCTCATGAATAAGCCAAAAGAACGCAAGGCAATGCTCATTGCTAATGCAAGCATTAAAGCGAAAATTCAGGAGCAAGGTCTTAATCCTGCAATCGATAAGAAAGAAATTAGAAAAATCTCTTCTGTCGAGATGCAGCGCGCACGCGATTCTGTTGGTGCAAGCGGACGCAAATCTAAGGTCATTTTCACAGACAAAGAATGGGAAGCGATTCAAGCAGGCGCAATTTCCGACAGCAAACTCATGAAGATTCTTAATTCGTCTGATTCGGATGAAATAGTGAAACGTGCAATGCCGAAAGTAACAACTGTCATGAGTTCGGCAAAGATGTCTAAAGCAAAAGCAATGCTTCGCAGCGGATACTCGTATGCGGACATTGCTAAAGCTTGTGGTGTTCCCGAGTCTACGCTTTACAGTGCATTAAACAAATAATTTATACAAGAAAGGAACAGATATATGGTTCGTTGCTTTCTTACCACCTTTGATAACCCGTATTCACCGTACGAGCAGTTCGAAGAATGGTATCGATACGACACGGATCATGGCTATAACTCATCTGGCCTTCTCATGAGGCTGGCTGAGACGTCTTCTCAGTTCACGGACAATGAAAATGCCTATGAAATCGAGAAGGCCATCGACAGAATTGTAGCTGCTGATCCGCAAAACATCTACAAGAAGCTCAAGATCGAAGTCAAAGACGAAGACACACTGGACAAAAGTGCTTAAGCATAGGGGAGGGGTCTCAAAAATGACACCCCCTCTCAAATCGCGCCGGTCTTTGATATTTCCCCGGAGGGAAAATTGATATTTGGGCTTTAAGATTGAATTGCTGAGGCTGCGGGGAGTAGACTGCAGCTTCAGCAGTTTTTGCAAGGGCTCATGGGAGAAAAACGCCTCCTATGAAAATCGGGTTCATGATGTTCAACCTCCATTGACATTTTTCTTCTCCTTTCAGATGCCATGACAAGCCATGCCCATGAGCCCTTGCAAAAGCGAAACCAAAAACATAAGAAAAGAGGATAAAGCTATGAAGCCGAAAAGAAGCGCTCCGGGGGAGATGGCTGCGGCTTCGGCCCGGCCTGCCTCCAGCCCGGAAGCACAGGAACAGTATATGATAAATCTGGCCATGACTCTGGTGGAAAGACGGCTTCGGGAAGGAACGGCCTCTAGTGCAGAGACAACTCACTTCCTGAAGCTGGCCACCATGAAGTCAGACCTGGAGAAGAAGAAGCTGGAGGAAGAGAACAAACTGCTGCGGGCAAAGACTGAAACACTTGAGGCCGCCAAGGACTCCAAAGAGATGTATGACAAGGTACTGAAAGCCATGGCCAAGTACAACGGTGTGGAGGAAGACGAATATGACTTTAATTGAGTTGGCATTTGCTATGTTTTGGCTTGTCGTTATTGTTTTTGACTCGGTTTTCTTTGCAGAGTGGGCAGAGAAGCACACACAGAGTTATGCAATGGAACTCTTTGCGCACTTCGGGATGCCTGCACTGCTATGGTGCGGAATGCTGATTTTGTATGCGATCTTACAGCAGAAGGGTCTGCTGAGGTAAATGAGGCAAATTGACGAAATGATGGGCTATAAGACGGCGTTAGCTATGCTGTGGATTGCGGCTCTTATGATCTTTATGCTGGCGGTGTGTTTCAGAAAGCATCCCAAAAATGCTGTAAGTACGACTATGCCGCATATTTTGTGGGCACTGTCTATAATCATTGCACATTGCAAGATACTGGAGCTGTTTGTATGAAGAGCTATACCGAATTATGCAGCTACGCCACATACGAGGAGCGGCTGGCATATCTGCAGCTGCACGGAGAGGTTGGTAAAGATACCTTCGGGTTTGACCGGTGGTTGAACCAGGACTTTTACCAGTCGAGAGAGTGGCGGCAGTTCCGAGACAGGATCATAGCAAGAGACATGGGGTGTGATCTGGGATGCCAGGACCACCCCATTACGGACTGGGTGCTGCGGGACGGCAGGCCGGTACGGCCGAGGATCTCGATCCACCACCTGAACCCCATAACGAAAGAAGACGTGCTCCGGCACAGCGAAAAACTGCTGGACCCAGAGAACGCCATTTGTGTTTCGGCGGCGACGCACAAGGTCATCCACTACGGAACCGGTCAAAATGCGAAAATGCCGGACGGAGATCGGAAGCCGGGCGACACATGCCCGTGGAGGAAATAGTATGAACTGGACAACGGCTTGGCTTACCATGAAACAGGGATATAAAGTAAAGCGGCATCACTGGAAGAACGCATATTGGCACATCGCTGCGCGGGAGCTTATGATACACACGGAACAGGGAAGCGACATCAACTTCCGGGAAGTTTCCGATATGGGAATGTTTATCAGTCTAATGTGCTGCGATGACTGGGAACTTGTGGAGGAGAACGATGATGTATCCGAAAAAAGCGTTTAGTGTACGAGAGCAGGACTACAGTACTCTACTGAGGAAGAAGCTGGAAGAAGCCGAGGCGATGCTCTTAAAACTGAACCCGAGCCGGGAAAGAAGCCTTGCACTGACGAAGCTGGACGAGGCCCTGATGTGGGCGAATGCTTCCATTGCAGGCGCCGGCATTGACAAAAACTGGGAAATGCCCGGTGAGGCTGTAGAGAAGATCGAATACTGGGTCAGGAAAACAGATTCACGCGCAGTGAGTCCCGGTAGAACTTTTACAAACAATAAGAAATTACAGGAAGCAGTATACGCTGCTTTGCTGAATGCTAAAGCAAACGGTGTTCTGAAAGAAGTCCAAGTAAGAGCGGCACGCATTGCAGAACCGGCTGAGCATGAGCTTTTTAGGATGGAAAAAGCAGCATCTGAACCGAATTTCGGGCAGGTGGCAGACGCTATCCAGCACGGGATCGAAGCAAATGCTCCGAAGCGATATGAGATCGACCTGAGCTTTGACATCGCAGACGCTGTAAGCAAGGCGATCCACAAGGAGACTGATAAGGCTTTTATGGAGTTTATGGCTCAGCAGGGAAAGGACGAGGCGTCAAAATGAATTCGATCCTGATAAGCGTAAAGAAGCTGCTGGGCATCGCCGAGGAGTGCGAGGACTTCGACACAGACCTCATCATGTACATCAACTCTGTGCTGTTTGCGCTGGGGCAGATGGGTGTAGGGCCTGAAAATGGGTACATGATAAGTGACAAGACGAACACCTGGGAGGAGTTTCTCCAGGATGCTGTTAAGGCGGCTGCCGTAAAGGCCTATCTGGCCGTGAAGGTGCGGCTGCTGGGATTTGACCCTCCGCAGAGCTCGACGACCATGGAGGCGCTGAAGAACACGGCGGCTGAAATGGAGTGGCGGCTCAACTGCGAGTTCGATACCCCGAAGAAAAGCAGCTCCTGAATGCTCTGTTGGGAGCGGCGAAACGAAACGTGTGAACGCAGCATACGAGGGAGATGCAGGGGTGAAACGATATGCACGACATACAGGAAGCATCGCGTCTATGGGCGACTGAAACGGCGAACTGGAACATGACGGACGCTTACAGCCTCTGCCGAACCTGCGCTAATTTCAAGTCATGGAAATGCCCGAACTCGAAGGAGTGCTTCGACAAGCCGAAAAAACCGTACTATAAAGCAAGAAACTGTGACAGTTCTGCCTTACGATAATGGAGGTATAAAATGGACCTTGATGAAAACCTCATATTCGGTACGGTACAGCGCTCCGGCAAGGAAAATGACGTCTATGGATTATGCGGAAAGTGTGAACATTTCAGCAAGAGCGGATGCCCTCACCAGAATGACTGCTACTATACGCTGCATAAGCCATGGTATGAACCTGCAATGAACAGGACTTAGGAGAAAGAAATTATGGCACTCTCGAATACGGCCACGCCCATTTATTACGGCCGCTTTCGGGAGGCCGTGATGCGGGGCGAGATACCGGTATGCCGTGAAATTTCAATGGAAATGAACCGGATCGACGACCTGATCGCCAACCCTGGCATCTACTACGACGACAAGGCAGTCAACGGCTTTATCGCCTTTTGCGAGGATGAGCTGACCCTGACCGACGGCAGCGACGTGAAGATGCTGGACAGCTTCAAGCTGTGGGCGGAGGAGATTTTCGGGTGGTACTACTTCGTGGAGCGGAGCGTCTTTGTGCCGGATGCACACGGCGGAGGCCACTATGAGACCCGGCGAATCAAGAAACGGCTCATTACGAAGCAGTATCTCATCATCACCCGCGCGGCTGCAAAGACCATGTATCTGGAATTTTTGCAGGCATATTTCATGACCGCCTATACCACGACGACTCAGCAGCTGACGACCGCCCCGACCATGAAGCAGGCGGAGGAGGTTTTGGCACCATTCCGAACGGCACTGGCGAGGGCAAAGGGGCCTGTCCTGCAGTTCATGACTATGGGGAGCCTCCAGAACACCACCGGCGCAAAGGCCGACAGGGTGAAGATGGCTTCTACCAAGAAGGGCATCGAGAACTTCGTGACCGGGTCGCTGCTAGAGATACGCCCCATGACCATCGAGAAGCTGCAGGGACGGCGAGATACTGTGGCGACGGTGGACGAGTGGCTCTCCTGTGACATCCGGGAGGACCCCATCAGCGCCATCGAGCAGGGTGCCTCCAAGAATGAGAACTATCTCATCGTGGCGGCAAGCTCGGAGGGTACGGTACGAAATGGATGCGGTGACGACATCAAAATGGAATTGATGCAGATCCTGAAGGGAGAATACATCAATCCCCACGTCTCCATCTGGTACTACAAGCTGGATTCCATTGACGAAGTCGGCAAGCCGGAGATGTGGCTGAAGGCGAATCCGAATCTCGGGAAGACCGTGACCTACGAGACCTACCAGCTGGATGTTGAACGCGCGGAGAAATCACCCAGCGCCCGGAATGATATTCTGGCCAAGCGCTTCAACCTGCCCATGGAGGGGTATACCTATTTCTTCTCGTATGAGGAAACGCTGTGTCACCGGCACCGCGATTTCTGGCAGATGCCCTGCGCCATGGGAGCTGACCTGAGCCGGGGCGACGACTTCTGCGCCTTTACGTTCCTATTTCCGCTTTCCAACGGATATTTCGGGGTGAAGACGCGGGACTACATTACCAGCTACACCCTAAGCCAACTGCCCGTCTCCCGGCGGCAACAGTACGAGGAGTTCATGCAGGAGGGGACGCTGTTCGTCTTTGACGGAACCATCCTCGACATGATGCAGGTATACGACGACCTTGACGCCTTTATCCAGCAGAACGAATACGACATCCGGGCCTTCGGGTACGACCCGTACAACGCCAAAGATTTCGTGGAGCGGTGGGCGACCGAGAACGGCAGCTTCGGCATCACCAAGGTCATTCAGGGCGCGCGGACGGAAAGCGTGCCGCTTGGCGACTTAAAGAAACTGAGTGAGCAGAGAAAGCTCCTCTTCGACGAGAAGCTGATGCAGTTTGCCATTGGAAACTGCATGGCGCTGGTGGACACGAACGGAAACCGGAAGCTCTACAAGCAGAGGCAAGACCAGAAGATCGACGCCGTGGCCGCCATGATAGACGCCTATGTGGCGTGGAAGGAGAACCGGGATGCGTTTGAGTGAGGCTTAATAGCTGGTGCGTTTTTTTGCAGAGGAGGTAAAACATGCCGGTATACAGCGATGACCTTTATCATTATGGAATCAAAGGCCAAAAATGGGGCGTTCGTAGGGGGCCGCCCTATCCGATAGAAGATACCGTTATGCGCACAGGAACACGTCTTAACAATGTGAATACCAACCCATTCCAGAACGAAACACGTTCGGACCGCTGGCTATATACGTATAACCCTGACGATAGTTGGGATAGCAGTGTGTGCAAAGGTCCTTTTGCTGTTTACTTGATGAAAACGAAAGGGCTTGCGGTTTTTGAGCATCAGTATGAAACGATCAAAAACCTTAAAATGCCCACAAGCAAGGAACGGTTGGATGAGTTTATAGCTGCATACAATGCCAATAAATTTCGTTCTTCCATAGAACTTCGTTCCATGCAGAAGGAAATGGCATACTATAAGATCGGCACAGAAAAATCCAGAACGATTGATCTAAGCAAGTTAAGCACGGAGGATGATTATAAAGCAGCATATGAGGTGTTTAATCATCTGATGGAACGAGCCTGGGAATATGATATTACCAGAAGATATTGCAAAACTATGAGCGAAAAGTATGACGCTATGGTTGACGACAACAATCAAACGATATATAATCATGCACATGATCCTGTTATTATTTTCAAGGTGAACGAAGCTTTGAAGGAAATAGGAGACGTTAAAATCATCGACGTTTCTGAAGCTGGAAAGCACTTTGAAAAGGTACAGGCAGAACTTGCAAAGAAAGGTGAGAGGATAATGCTATGAAACTTTCCGATGAAGAGAAGAGAAAGCTGGATGAACTTCTTAAGGAGCATAAAGAAGATATTGATCAGCCGCATTCGGAATTTAGAAAAGAAATCTCGGGAAACAAAAAATCTGAATGACATAACACGATGGTACGCATCAGCTTAATGGCTGGTGCGTTTTTTTTTTTGCTGAAAAGGGGAAAAGATGACCGTTTATAATGACGAACTGTACCATTGGGGTATCAAAGGCATGAAGTGGGGTGTGCGGCGATACCAGAATCCGGATGGTACTTTGACATCCGCTGGGAGAAAACGATACTCTGGAGATGACTATAAAAACGGCGTCAAGAAAGCCGTAAATGCTACTAAACAGCTTTTGAAGGATACTGCTCGTCCGATGGACAAGGATGGATGGACAAATAAACCCAAGTCCGATGATCATCCTTGGTATGGAGCCCAGAAAAGGACTGCGGAAAGACTCGAACAGCATTCGACGAAGGCCCGCTCTAATAACCCCAAGAAAATGACCGATGAGGAACTAAATCAACGTATTGCCAGAATGCAGAAAGAAAAGCAGTATATGGAGCTGAAGAAGAGCACGTCACCTGGTAAGGCTTATGCGACTGATCTGCTGAAAACTGCTGGCAATAAAATCGTTGGTGGTGCAGCCGGTGCAATCGGTGGCGTGGCTGGCAAGGCGGCTGTAGATGCAGTGCTGAATCACTATGGCGATATCGCTGTGGCTGCCGTAAATGCGACTGGGAGCGATGCTTTGAAAAAAGCCGTTGTAACGGCCGCAATGGCTTCGGCTGTAAAGAAGTCCTGATCTGGAGGAAATCAAAATGGCGTCACAAACCTTTGGCTCCCGCCTGAAGAGGGCGTGGAACGCTTTTACGAACCGGGATCCTCCCGGGAAGATCTATTACGGCGGATACAGTTACCGCCCCGACCGGGTGCGGATGACCCGGACAAGCGACCGCACCATCATTTCGGCCATCTATACCCGAATCGCCATGGATGCTGCGGCCATTACCATCAATCACGTAAGGCTCGACGAAAACGGACGCTACAGCGAAACCATTTCGTCGGGCCTTAATTCTTGTCTGAACCTTTCAGCCAACCTCGACCAGACCGGACGGGGGATGCGGTTCGATATGTTCCTGTCCATGTTGGACGAGGGCGTCATCGCCGTGGTGCCGGTGGACGTGGAGCTGAATGAAGCGACCGGCGAAATGGACATCCAGTCCATGCGGGTGGGTAAGGTGAAGGAGTGGTACCCTGCCGACGTGCGGGTAGAGCTCTACAACGAGAAGACAGGACAGAAGGAAGAGGTGACTCTGCCGAAGGACCGGGTGGCCCTGATCGAGAACCCCTTCTACGCCGTGATGAACGAGCCCAACGGAACCATCCAGCAGCTGACCCGGAAGCTCCACCTCATGGATGTCATCGACGAGCAGGTGGGAGCCGGGAAGCTCGATCTTATCATCCAGCTGCCCTACGTCGTGAAGAGCGAGGCCCGCAAGAAGCAGGCCTTGGAGCGGCGGCAGGAGATCGAAGACCAGCTGGCAGGCTCGAAGTACGGTGTGGCTTACACGGACGGAACGGAGCACATCACCCAGCTGAACCGCAGTCTGGAAAACAATGTTCTGAAGAGTGTGGAATACCTGACCAACATGGCATACAGCCAGTTGGGTATCACACCGGAGATCATGAACGGCACTGCGGACGACAAGGTGATGACCAACTACGAGAACCGTACCATCGAGCCCATCGTAGCAGCCGCTGTGGATGAGTTCAAACGGAAGTTCCTGACGAAAGAGCAGCGAGACGAAAAGAGCGAGAGCGTGCTGTTCTTCCGCGACCCGTTCAAGCTGACGCCGGTGTCGGCTGTGGCAGAGATCGCAGACAAGTTTACCCGCAACGAGATCATGACCTCGAACGAGATGCGACAGGCAATCGGCATGAAGCCCTCGAAGGACCCGAAGGCGGATGAGCTGCGGAATGCGAACATCAGCCAGTCCAGCGAAGAGGTCTCGGAGCATGAGAGGATGCTGACGAGAGGCGGAGATGCTGTGGACAGAGCACTGTCGGAGTAAGGAACATGAAAACTTTGGAAAGGAGATGCTGAATTTCAAAATGGCTATCGATTACGATTGCAGCGGATGGGCCACGAAGGCCAACACCCGCTGTTATGACGGACTGACCATTGCGCCGGACGCCTTTAAGGAGTGCGACGGCAAGACCGTGCCGATGGTGTACAACCACGACCACTCGAGCGTGGACAATGTCATCGGCCACTGTCTGCTGAAAAACCGGCCCCAGGGCGTATACTGCTACGCCAAGTTCAACGATACGGACACCGGCCGTACGGCCAAGGCCTGCGTGGAGAACGGCGATCTGAACGCCTTTTCCATCTATGCCAACGGACTGCAGAAGGTGGGGAAGACCGTGAAACACGGCTTTATCCGGGAAGTGAGCCTCGTACTGGCAGGCTGCAACCCGGGTGCGCTCATCGACGAGGTGGTGAAGCACAGCGCCGATGAAGATTATGATGAGGGTGAGGCCTTTATCTACAACGACGAGGGCCTGAGCCTGACCCACGGGCTGGACCCGAATGGCGACCCGCTGGAGGAGCTGACCCACAGCACCGACGGCGGAAACGACACGAAACAGGAGGATGCCGGAATGGCGGACGAAAAGAAAAACGGTAAGACACTCGAGGAAGTGTACAACAGCATGACCGACGAGCAGAAAGAATGCTGTCATGCGCTTGTTGGCCTTGCAATGGAAGAGGCAGACGGCGAGGACGGCGAAGACGACGGTGAGGAGGATACGACCGTGAAGCAGAATGTGTTTGACCATGACACCACTGAGACCGTGCTGAAGCACAGCATCGGCGACATCAACGCTGTTATCAAGGGTGCCAAGAGCAGCGGCACCATGAAGGCGGCTTTCGAGAACTCGGACATCACCGGCGAGGAGCTGGCCTATCTGAGCCACAGCATCGACAATGTGGAGTGGCTGTTCCCCGATGATCACCTGCTGGATACCACGCCCCGCATCATCGACAAGCCCGACGACTGGGTGAGCGTGGTCATGGGCGCTGTGCACCACGTCCCCTTCAGCCGGATCAAGAGCATGTTCGCTGACCTGACTGAGGAAGATGCCCGCGCCAAGGGTTACTTCAAGGGCAACTTCAAGAAGGAAGAGGTCTTTGGCCTGCTGCGCCGCTCCACCAGCCCCACCACCGTGTACAAGAAGCAGAAGCTGGACCGCGACGACGTCATCGACATTACCAGCTTCGACGTTGTGGCATGGCTGAGGAAGGAGATGCGCCTGAAGCTGGACCGTGAGCTGGCTCTGGCTTACCTGCTGGGCGACGGCCGTTTGGCTGCTTCTGAGGATAAGATCGATGAGAACTGCATCCGTCCTGTGTTCAATGACAGCGACCTGTTTACCATCAAGGTCCAGTGCAAGACCACCGGCCTGACCACCGTGGAGGACAAGTACAAGGCCCTGATCAAGCAGATCCTGCGCAGCCGCAAGGAGTACCGCGGCTCCGGCACCCCCACCCTGTACACCACCGAGGACGCCCTGACCGAGATGCTCCTGCTGGAGGACGGCATCGGCCACACTCTGTATGCCGACGAGGCTGCTCTGGCCCGCAAGCTGCGTGTAAAGAATATTGTGACCATCCCCGAGATGGAGGGCCGCAAGGGTGCCAAGGGCGGTGACCTGGTCTGCCTGATCGTGAACCTGGCCGACTACACTGTAGGCGCAGACAAGGGCGGCGCTGTCTCCATGTTCGACGACTTCGACATCGACTTCAACGCACAGAAGTACCTCATCGAGACCCGCTGCTCCGGCGCTCTGACCACGCCCTTCAGCGCCATGGCCGTGGAGTGGGCTGCTTAAAGAGAAAGGATAGAACTATGCTGAAACCCTATTACGAGACCGGTTATGACCTGCATGTGGCTAACTACGTTGCCTACCTGCACACCGACAAGAAGCTGTACGAGGACGAGGCACACAAGACCCAGGCGAAGAAGGATGACGTGGAGAAGGCCTTTAAGCTGGGCCGCCTGATGATCGTGGACGGCGCTAAGACCTACCTGCCCATCGCCCTGCTGGCTGCCGGTGTGGTGGTGTACGACGGCACGACCGCTACGACCTGCACCGTGGCAGCAGAGTAAAAAGCAGGTCATCGAGTTAGCAACAACAAACTGACCTGCCGGACAAAATTCAAAATGGTGACGAACTGAGCGCCGCCAGTGGCGGAAACAGCGAAGTGAGGAACTGGCCGGGGTCAGCGAGACGCGAGCGACAGTGAAGCGGCTGCTGGGCACCCCAACTCGGGTTCCTTAGGGAGGATCTACTATGAAATGGAGCGGGAAGATCGGGTTTGCGCAGGACACGGAAGAATCGGCCCCCAGCGTATTCGCAGAGCGGATCGTGGAACGGAGCTATTACGGCGACGTGCTGGAGTTTGGGCGGCTGATGCAGGGGAGCGACAAGATCAATGAGGATGTTACAGTGGGAAACCAACTGAGCGTTGTAGCCGACCCATTTGCACAAAACAACCTTTACGCCATGCGATATGCCACGTTTTGCGGGCAGCACTGGAAGATCACGAATGTGAAGGTGCAGTACCCAAGACTGGTGCTGACCTTAGGAGGAATCTGGAATGGAAGCACGCCTGAAGCTTGACGCTTTGCTGCGGAAGGTACTGCGGGAGGCGACCGGGAAAGAGAACCTCTACTTTCAGCCGCCTGCCGGATACAAGCTGAAATACCCCTGTATCGTGTACAGCGAAGGCCGTATCCGGAATGAGCACGCCAATGACGGAGTTTATATCCAGCGCCCCCATTATACGGTGACGGTGATGGATAACGACCCCGACTCGAAACTGAAAGCGGCCGTAAGCGTATTGCCGAAATGCGCCTACGACCGCTGTTTTGTTTCGGAAAACTTATATCACACTGTGTTTACGACCTATGTTTAAGAAGGAGGAATGACTATGGCAAGACTGATTTGGGACGCCGTTGGTGAGAAATTTTACGAAATGGGCACCAAGATGGGCGTTCTGTACCCCATGACCGCTGAGGGCACCTACGAGAAGGGCTCCGCCTGGAACGGCCTGACCGCTGTGACCGAGAGCCCCTCTGGTGCAGAGGAGACTAAGCTCTACGCCGATGACATCAAGTACGCAAGCCTGCGCAGCGCCGAGGATTATGGCTACACCATCGAGGCTTATACCTACCCTGCGGAGTGGGAGGCCTGCGATGGCTCTGCCCAGGTGGCTCCCGGCGTGACCATCGGCCAGCAGAAGCGCAAGGCATTTGGCTTCAGCTGGGTGACCACCAAGGGCAATGACATCACTGACGAGGCCGGCCAGAAGATCCACGTGGCATGGAACAGCACTGCTTCGCCCAGCGAGAAGAGCTACTCCAGCACCAACGACAACCCCGATGCCATCATTTTCAGCTGGGAATGCAGTGCCTCTCCGGTGAATGTCAAGGGTCATCGCCCCACCTGCCATATGGAGATCGACTGCTCCAAGCTGAAGGAGAAGACCGTGCTGGCGATCCAGAACAAGCTCTGGGGCTCTGACGGCGGTTCCGGTGTTGAGGCTGCCAGCGAGGCCACCCTGCCCAGCCCGGATGAGCTGATCAAGTTGATCACCGACACCGAGGCTGCCGCCTAATAACGGGACAAAGGAGAAGAAAAATGCTTAAGAAGACGATGACCACCGTGGATTTCGGTGGTACCGAGAGAACGGAAGACTACTACTTCAACCTGACCAAGGCGGAGATCATGGAGATGCAGCTTTGCACCGACGGCGGCTTTGTGGAGACGGTGAAGAAGATCGTGGAGGCAAAGAATCAGCTTGAGCTGACCCACCTGTTCAAGAAGATCATCTGCGCCAGCTATGGTGTGCTGAGCCCCGACGGCAGGAAGTTCGTGAAGAACCAGCAGGTTCTGGACGACTTTATGGCTACCCAGGCCTACAGTGACCTGTACATCGAGCTGCTGAGCGGCGACGGCAAGGCTGCCGAGGACTTTGTGAACGGCATTCTGCCCAAAGACCTGACCAATGAGGCCGCTAAGGCCCCTGTTTCTCAGCCCGGCCTTGCTGTGCTGAACCCGTAACCTGATGATACCGAACCGTGCTTTGCGTACTGCATAGCACGCTGCCCACACATTTGATGCCAGGAGGAGCAGACGATGCTGACCATCAAAATAGCCGGAACACAGAGCTGGGACCCACAGAAGGCCGAGTTCCGGTACGGTGAGCCCGTTGAGCTGAGGTTAGAGCACAGTCTGCTCTCCCTGGCTAACTGGGAAAGCAAATGGCATATTCCGTTTTTGTCGAACGTCGGAAACCTGACGGCTCAACAGCAGATGGACTATATCCGCTGTATGACCGTGACGAAGGGGGTTGACCCCGAGGTATACCGGCGGCTGACGAGAGAACAGATGAATGCCATTAACATATATATGGACGACCCCATGACCGCTACCTGGTTTCGGGGCGAGCCAAAGCCGAACGAGCCCAGGAACGGGAAGACTGTAAAGCAGAAGCCCCGCCCCAGGCGAGGAGGCACAGAGACCACTGCGGAGGTGCTGTATTACCAGATGTTCCAGCTTGGGATCCCCAAGGAATGTGAGAAATGGCACCTGAACCGGCTGCTGACGCTGCTGCGGGTGGGCCAGGAAGCCAACAACCCGCCCCGGAAAATGAGCAAGGCCGAGGCAATGGCTCAGCAGAGGATGCTGAATGAGCAGCGGAAAGCAAAGCTGCACACGAGGGGGTAAGAAATGCCAAAGGTGATCGTGTGCCGACAGAAAGGCGACTGGAAGAAAACAAAGGGATTTTTGAAGCGGTGCTCGGCGCTGAAGCTGGACGATATTCTGGCTCAGTATGGCCGGGAGGGGGTAGAGGCGCTGTCGAGGGCCACCCCCAAGGACACCGGGAAGACCGCCGCAAGCTGGAGCTATGCCGTACACCGGGACGAGAACAGCATCACCATTACATGGTCCAACTCCAACATCGTGGATGGAGTGCCCATTGCGGTGATCCTGCAATACGGACACGGCACCCGGAATGGCGGGTATGTAGAGGGAGTGGATTACATAAACCCGGCAATGCGGCCTATTTTTGAGAGGATCGCAGAACGGGCATGGGGTGAGGTGAGAACAGAATGAGCCGTGAAGTAGACCAGCGTGTTGTAGAACTGCAGTTCAACAATGCGAACTTTGAGAAAAACACAAAGAAGTCCATGGACTCCATCGACCGGATGATGGAGAAACTGCAGTTCAAAGGGGCCGAAAAGGGCTTTGAGAAGCTGGATGCGGCTGCGGAAAAAGTGGATTTTGCCACCATGAACCGCTCGCTGGACACCTTGCAGCAGAAGTTTTCGGCTCTGGATATTATGGCCGCCACGGTATTGGTGAACATTACCAGCAAGGCCATGAATGCCGGCGAACGATTGGTGAAGAGCTTGTCACTGGATCAGATCACCAGCGGATGGAATAAGTACGCAGAGAAGACCTCGAACGTGCAGACCATCATGAACGCCACCGGCAAGAGCATCGATCAGGTGAACGGCTACCTGAACAAGCTGATGTGGTATTCGGACGAGACCAGTTACAGTTTCAGCGAGATGACCAGCGCGCTTTCGCAGATGACGGCGGCGGGCGGCAATATCGATAAGATGATCCCTATGATCATGGGTATTGCAAACGCCACGGCAGATGCGGGTAAGACTGGCTTTGCGTTCCAGAGCACCATCCGGAACCTGACCCAGAGCTACAGCGCAGGACACTTACAGTTACAGGACTGGAAGAGCCTGAACCTGATGGGTACGGCGACGAAAGCCCTGAAACAGGAGCTTATCGACACTGCGGAGGAGCTGGGGGTCATCAAGAAGGGTGAAGTGACCATCGCCAGCTTTGAGTCGAGCTTGCAGAAGAAATGGGCCAACACGGAGGTCATGGAAAAGACCTTCGGGAAGTATGCTTCCATGATGGAGGCGGCCTATGAGCTGACCCAGAAGAACAAAGGTATGACCAGCTCGGAGGCGCTGGAACAGCTGAAAGGGCAGTACGGAGAGCTGGCAGAACGCGCCGCCCTCGCTGCCCAGCAGGCCACCAGCTTCGCGCAGGCCATCGACTCCACAAAAGACGCCGTCAGTTCAAAATGGATGGCCGTCTTCGAGACTCTCTTTGGCAACAAGGAAGAGGCAACCGACACCTGGACGGAGCTGGCGAACCGGCTGTATGACATCTTCGTGCCGTCCATCGACGCCCTGAACGACCGGATGAAAGCGGGCCTCGACACCGGCTGGCAGCAGATGCTCTCGAACGAGCTGGGTGACCAGGGCAACGCCTACACCTATGCACTGGAGCAGGTAGCACTGGCTACTGGCGCTCTGACGGAAAAGCAGATCGAGGAGGCAGGGAGCTTCGGCGCGGCCCTGCAGGAAAATGGCGTGAGCGCCGATACGCTGCGGCAGGCGCTGGACGAAGCCCGCACCAGCACCGAGAAACTGCTGGCCCTGAGCGATAAGGAGCTGGACGCGCAGGGGTACGACAAGGACGCCATACAGAAGGCCCACGACCAGTTCGTGAAACTGAACGAGGCTGTTCAAAATGGAACACTGGACCTCGAAGGATATGCTGAGGCCATCGGAAGGGTATCGGGCCGGGAGCACCTGATACAGGGGCTTTGGAACATCATGGACGCCATCGGGAAGCTGGTTACGCCCATCAAGGAGGCCTTCAACGAGATTTTCCCGCCTGCAGACGGCGACCGAATCTATACAATCGCCGAACGGTTCGACCTGCTGACCCAGAAGCTCATCATCTCGGATAAGACGGCGGCGAACATCAAGAAGACGTTTGAGGGTGTATTTTCAGTCATCCGTGTTGGCGTGAACATGCTGAAAACCGTCGTACAGACAGCGGCAAATGTTCTTAGTGCGGCAGTCCCTCTTGGCGATGTCCTGCTTGGAATGACTGCCAGCATCGGAGGATTTGTATCCTCGGTAGATGAAAGCCTTGACCCGCTGGAAGCACTTGGCTCGATGATCACTGGTTTTGTCCAGACCATTGCACCGGTGCTTTATTCTTTTGGAAAAGAGGCTGACGTAGTATTTTCTAATTTTGCAAATGGAGCAAAAGATGCTTTCAACAGCTTCGATCCGGAAAGGATGAAAGACTTTATCACCGGAGGGTTGAGCGTCGGTATTCTGGCCTCTGTGAAGAGCTTCCTCGATGGAATCAAGTCTGTCGGGGAAAGTGCAAAAGGTATTATCGGAGGCATTAAAGATACTATCGATTCACTCGGTGAAGCAATCGATGCATGGAAAGAAGCGAAAAAATCGGAAACACTGATCACGATCGCGAAATCTATCGGTATCATTGCAGCATCGCTTGCTGTTGTATCAATGATAAAACCGGAACGACTGAGTGCTTCGATGGAGGCGATGACCGGAGTGTTTCTGGGGCTGCTCGGTGTGATGAAAGCACTTGCACTCATTTCGAAAGACGTAAGCTCTTTGAAACTAATGGCTGTAAGCACGGGAATGATGGCAGTTTCGTCTGCAGTCCTTGTGCTGTCCGGTGCGCTGAAAGTCATTTCTACCATTGACAAAAGTAATCTTCTTGCAAGTGTTGCAGCACTTGGCGGAGTAATGGCTGGACTTACTATTGTAGGTGCTGTACTCTCCAAGGATGAGGTAAGATTTCTGAAGGGAGCAGCCGGACTTATCGCTTTTGCAGGTGCTGTCGGCATTCTCACAACGGCACTCAAAGCACTTAGCGGTCTAAAACTGGAAGAAATGGCGAAAGGGCTTGGAGGTATATCCGGAATCACAGCAGTTCTTGTTTTAGCAGCAAAGCTTATGAATGGCGTAAAATTCGGCATCGGAAACGGTGCTGCGTTTTTAATGCTGGCGGGCAGCATGAACCTGTTGGTATCGGCCTTCAAGAGCTTTGGCGAGATGAACTGGACTGAGATCGGGAAGGCACTTACAACAGCAGGTGCCAGTATCGGCGTTTTTGTGCTTGCATTGAATCTCGCGAAAGGAACTCTCGGAGCGGCCGTGGCGCTGACAACGATGGCCGCAGCTGTGAACCTGCTTGTACCGGCGATAAAAGAACTTGGCTCGCTGAGCCTAACCGAAATGGGCATGGCGCTTCTTGCCGTTGCGGGCGCATTCACCGCCCTTGGTGTTGCTGCAGCGATCCTTGCTCCTCTGACACCGGTCATCGTTGCATTGTCACTATCTATCAGCGCTCTTGCACTGAGCATCGGTGCATTGCTGGCACTAAATTCGGCAGCCATGTTTATTGGGAATCTGGCATCCAGTCTTACTCTGCTCCAGAATCTTAATTTCCAGGTCTTTATCGAAGCCTTGAAATCGGCGGCATGGCTGGTTGTTGAATTTATTACAGGAATCATCAAGGGGTTGGCAGAAGTTGCTTCGACGCTGGCGACTTCCATTGCCAAGATCATAGAAGCAGTATGCTCTGCTATCGTTCTTTCTGCACCTGCCATCGGAGAAGCACTTTATGCAGCAGGCACCACGCTGATCGATGTTATCATCAAACTTCTCGATTATATTTGGGTGAAATGTGAGCCCGCTCTCAATGACCTCTGGGACAAGTTTACCGGATTGGTCAAGAAAAAGGCTGAGAATTTCAGTCTGCTCGACCTGCTGGGGCTGAAGTGGGAAAACCCATTTGCGCCTTTCCTCGACGAACTGGAGCATGGCGACAGCTTTATGGCAGGGCTCTATCAGCAGATGACCGGCACGGGCAAGTATGCGACCGAAGGATTTGCTAATGGTGAGACTGACAAAGACGCCATCGCACAGGTGAAGCAGGCCAGTTCGAATGTGGCGAATACAGCTGTAGAGACCATGAAAGATGACCTCGACCAGCATTCTCCCTCCAAGGTCATGGCCGAAATTGGCCGGTTTGTGACACTGGGACTGGCGGAAGGCATCGGCGACCAGAACGCACTGGCGAAGGCGAAGGCTGCCATGCTGAACGTGGCCACCGGCATCCGTACCGTCTTTACGAACTTCTGGGGCATCCACTCGCCAAGCGACCTCGCCATGAGCGATGCGGAGAACATCCTCGAGGGCGCGGTGCTGGGAATGTGCGACCCGGAAGCACGGCAGAAGCTCTACGACGAAAGCTACAACGCTGCCTCCGAAGTGAAGGGCGGCGTGGGAAAGGCGCTGGACGAGGCGGCCACGCTGGTGCAGGACAAGATGCAGGGCATCTACGCTGCATTCAAAATGGACCCTCTGGGGAGCGGCTCGAATCCCCTGAGAAATGGCGTTGAGACGGCCAGGAAGCAGTTTGAGACGGCCATTCAGGACTCGACGCTTATCCCTGGCAAGAATGGTATCCAGACGGCGAATACGGATACAACACGGGGCGTGAATGACATTGCTGCGGCCGCTAAGAGCAGGCTTGCAGGCTACTTTGGCGCATTCGGAGACTATTACAAGAAAGTGGTCGACGACATTACGCCGGGTACGACCGACCCGACTACCAAGACGAAGGCTTCCAAGACCGGAAAGAGCCTTGCGGAGACCCTTGCAGAGGAGTACAGCAAGAAGCTGAAGGCCAACAAGTACCTGCAGGATGCGCTGAGCAAGGAGACCGCCCTGTGGGAGCTGCAGAGCGAGCACAGCGTGACCAACGAGGAGCTTCTGGCAAAGCGGACTGAGGTGGTGACCAAGCAGATCGAGCTGCAGGCAGACCGAGTGGCCATTGCACAGCAGCAGTACGATACCCTGCTGGCCCGGGTAGGTGCCGGGAACGACAAGACCAAGGACGCCTACAACACCCTGCTGGATGAGAAGGCCAATCTGGAGAAGCTGCAGCAGAGCCGCCACAGCGACATTTGGGGCGATGTACTGAGCCGGTATGAGAACGACGCCAAGACCGCCGAGGATGAGTACGACCTGTGGGTATCCATGTACGAGGACACCGCCACGGTAGCAGAGCGCTCGAACCGGCAGATGATGCAGATCAACAAAAAGATCGATGCACAGGCCAAGGTGGTAACGGCTGCCGAGGAGGAATATACCAAGCTCAAGGAAGAGTTTGGGGAGCAGAGCCAGCAGACCCAGGTGGCATACCGGAAGTATCTGGAAGAGCAGAAGGAGCAGCAGGAGCTGATCAACGAGCTTGAGAAGGCCCAGCTTACCCAGTTTGCCAACCAGATCACCCGATACGAGAAGGAAGCCAAGATCGTATCGAACCGACAGAAGATGCTGGAAAAGCTGTACGATGACGGCAGCCTCTCGGAGCGGGAAAGCGCTTACGAACAGGCGGTAGAGAAGTACGGCGAAGGCTCCAAGGAAGCCCGTCGTGCTGCCATGCAGGGAACCATGAGCTCCCTGATGGGTGTTGGCGCTGCCATGCGCAACATGAGCACCTCGCTGAAAAAGCTGACGGAATACCAGAAGACCTATGACTTCTACGTAGCCCAGGGCAAGAAGGACAGCGAAGAGGCTCTGGACGCACTGGCAGAGCTGCAGGACGAGCAGTACAACTTTGTGGGATTTGCGGAGAGTCTGGCCTCGGCGTTTGACATGAGCGAAAACGGCAAGCAGGCCATGATGCAACTCGGGTATACCATCTCGAAGAACTGGAAACCCATCTACAACGGGTTCAACCAGGTATGGAAGAAAGTAAACCCGGCCTTTGCAGAGAACCTGACTAACCTGATCGGCTTGTACTCACGAGAGGGTGCCAGCGAGACCATGGCCGCCACCATGAACGCTGTGGTAAGTGCCATGCGGGGCGACTGGGGCAGTGCGGTGGCCAGTGGGCTTGAGGCTGTGCTGGACATTGTAGGCACGGACTTTGGCCGGACTCTGAGCGAGGCCATTGGGAATGCACTGCGGAGCGCCTTTAGCGGCAACGGCCTGTTTGCCCAGCTACTCTCGAAGCTCTTGGGAGGGATGAACCTGGGAGGCTCCGGCGGCGGAGGATTCTTCTCCAAGGCTTTGGACTTTATCAAGAGACTTCTGGGCCGGAAGAGCACCGGCGTTGCCAGCGGAGGAAGCGGGATCTCAAAATGGCTCAGCGCCGGGAAGAGTGCTCTGGGCCTTGGGAAAGTCGCAAAAGCCGCCACAGACCTGGTGCCGGTACTGAGCAGCGTGGGGACTGCCACCGCCAATGTGGCCTCCGGTGTGACCACCGTTGCCAAGGCTGCGGGAGCCGCCAAGGTTGCTGCCACCGCTGCCGGAGCTGCCACCTCGGGAACTCTGGCCAAGGTGGGCATGGGTGTTGCCAAGGTGGCCGCCAGCCTCGGCCCTCACGGACTGCTGGTGGGTGCCTGTGTTGCAGGTGCGGTCCTGGTAGGCACTGCCGTGGTGAAAAACTGGGACAAGGTGAAGGCCGGTATTGGCAAGGCCTGGGACTGGATCAAGGAGAAGGCTTCGGGACTCTGGGACGGCATGAAGCGCATCGGCTCGAACCTCGTGAGCGGCCTCGGAAAAGGCGTGAAAGCAGGTGCAAAGACCTTTGGCAGCTTTATCATCTCGCCCTTTGCAGGCATCATCAGCGGCGTGAAGAAGCTGTTTGGCGTCCACTCGCCCTCGACGGTATTTGCCGGGATCGGTGGCTACCTGATGGAAGGTCTGGCGAACGGCATCACGAACACCTCTGATGGCGTGAACCGGAGCCTTGAGGCCGTGGCAGATGGCGCTTTGGACATTGCCCAGAGCAGCGCCATGAGACTGCTGGACGTGCTGAACGACGAAAGCGACCCCAGCATCCAGCCGGTGGTAGATCTGACCAATGCAGAGAACGCTCTGGACTGGATGGACTCCCGCCTGGAAGGAGACCGGGCCGTGACCCTGAGCGCAACCCGCTCGGCAAATCTTGCCGGGACGGTGAGCCAGAACGCCAATCGTCAAAATGGAAAAGCAGACCCCAACGACCCGGAGACCCTGTCGGCCAGCGGGAACCGTGATGTGGTGGATGCGATCCAGAGCATGGGCGAGCGGATCGACGGTGTGGCAAGGGCTGTGGCCGGCATGAAGGTCGTGATGAACAGCCGGAAGCTGGTAGGCGAGATCAAGAGCGACATGAACACCGCCCTTGGCGAGCTGGCGGAGAGAGGACGGTAAGGATGGGCATTGGCAGAGACGTGACCCCGGAAGGGGCAGAGCTGTACACCCGGCTGACCTTCCATATCCCCGCCGAAGCTCCGGTGAAGAGCTTTAGCACCGACGAACTGATGCTGATCCCGGCAGACCCACTGACAGTGGCTCCCTTTGAGGAGCAGATCCGCACCCTGGAAGCAGCTCCCTGGCACGGCACCATTGAATATGCCCCGCTGGAGAAGCGGGTGTTCAAGAATGCTGAGGGGAGCTGGACATTTTACTATGAACCGGACGGCAAGAGCCACACCTTCTGGGACTGTTACGGAGACATCCACCGGGAAGAATCTGATGGATGGATGGTGACAGACAGCACATGGCTTGCCACTTACCACGCCCTGCTGTACTACCTGCAGGGTCGGAGAGTGCTGGTGGACGTGCCGGACGGAAAAGGAAACATTATGAGCTACCGGGGGAGATGCTGGGTAAGCAGCTATGCCTCCGACTCTGACGGCAGGATCAAGGCCGTGATCAGCTACAGCCTTGCACCGCCCGAATGACCGAGAAAGGGGGACCAGATGAAGACGATACCACATGGGATCACCATTGGTGACACACATACCTGGAGGGATCTTTATCTGATCCCTGTTTGTCGGCCGATCGTGCAGCCGCCTACGGAAAAGACCATGACTCTTGAAGTGGAGGGTATGAGCGGCGTGGCTGACCTGAGCCACGGACTGACAGGGTACCCGGTGTTCAGTGACCGGGAAGGAAACTGGCAATTCTACGTAGACACCGACCGGTGGAGAGAGAAAAACAACTTCTGGGGGCCGGTGGGAAATCTGGCGTACCAGGATATTATGGCCCGGCTGAAGGAAAAGATGGCCCGGCCATTCCAGACGCGGATCGTTTTGGACGACGACCCGCTTTTTTACTGGGTGGGACGCATCTGGGTGAGCGAGGCTCCCAGCCAGCAGTACAACCACGCCAAGATCACCCTGCAATATCGGCTGTACCCCTACAAGTACCTGCTGGCAGAGGACGGAGACGACTGGCTGTGGGACCCCTTTTGCTTTGAGACCGACCTGGCCACCGTGAAGATGCACGGCGTGACCCTGCCGGCCGGGACGAGAGAGACGTTTCCGCTGGTATTTACGGACAAGCCCAGCGCTGTATTTGTGACCAGCAGCGGCGCGGCAACCTCGAACATGCAGAATCAAAATGGAGTGGACTACACCCTGCTGAGCCAGGAGTCCATGCCCACGGCCCGCTTTGACTACCTGAAGACCTACAGCTCCGGGGGTACGAGCTATGAATGCCGGCTGCAGACTCTTGTGATGCCTCTGGTGACAAAGCAGTACGACATCGCCGTTATGGGGCTAAACTTTACCGTGAGTCCTGTAAGTACCGGAACAGCTACGGTATCCATCCGGAAGAAGGGGACCAGTGTGCTGATGGCCAGTGCTACGGTGCCCATTACCAGCACGGTGAATGTTCTGTCTCAGCCGCATATCGAGCTGACGGCAGATCTGAGCGCTGAGCTTACCAAGAACACCGCCTACGAGATCGTGGTGGAGGCCACCGGCAAGATATACGCCCCCAACATCCCCAAGGATGCCCTGACAGAGAACGACTACTTCGACTTTGGCACAGGGGCTGCGGCGCTGGCACCGGACTGCGGCGGCTTTGAGCTGTTCTGCGGGTTCGTCCGGTTTTACGCCGGTGAGGGCGCTGTGCTGAAGCCGGACGTTAAGACCAACATTGGCATCGTGGGTACTGCGCTGAACACCAACGGCCGTGTGGTGGTTGTGCAGGCTCAGGAGGACACCACGGTGAGCATCGACTACCGGCCGGCGTACCTGTAAATTCAAAATGGAGGGCTAGATGAGATATAAGGTATACGCCGGTCAGGTATCGGTGAAGTTTACCAACAGCAGCACGGCCCGGTTCAACTGGACGAAAAAGGTGCTGGTGTACGACTCTTACGGCGACTCGGTGGAGGGCGAAGAGACCCAGGGCATCGTGGCAGACCCCAGCGTGGAGCTGGAGAACAAATCGGCAGGAAGCTTTTCGTGCCGGGTGCCGTACCAGGCTGAGACCCGCTTTGGCCGGGTTAAGAACCCTTACTATGACGACTTTGTGATGGGCAGCACCTGGATCATGGTGGAGGAGGACAGCGAGTGCATCTTCTTTGGCCGTGTGACAGAGTGCGAGCTGGAGTTTAATCTGGACAAGACGGTGACAGCGGACGGCATCCTGAACGAGCTGGGGCAGATCAACACCCGACTCTCGGCCAGCTCGTACAACAGCTGCTCGGAATCCAGTCTGCTTTCCATCGTAATGAATGCCGACAAGAGCCGGAAGGGGGAGAACCCTGCCAACTGCATGATGCGGGGCAAGGTGACGGTGGCCAACCGGTATGTGGACACCAGTGACAGCGGTGACCAGTTTGGCAGCCTGTGGAGCATCCTGAGCACCTATCTGTTGGACAAGGACGAGGGATATTTGCGGCTTCGGCTGGCTAATGACCCGGGCACCGAGGACTACTTTTTCTACTACGATTATCTGAAATCTGAGGATGTGCCAAGCACCACACAGAGCATCGAATACGGCGTGAACATGCTGGACTTTGTGCTGAATGAGAAGTGCAGTTCGGATCTTGTAAACAGCGTAACGGCCCACGGCATCACCACGGTGAAGAAGGGCTGGTGGATCTTTAAGAAGATCAGCTACAACGCCATCTCCAGCACATCGGAGAATGCGTTGTCGATCCAGCGGTACGGCCTGCGCTCCCGGCATATTTATGTGGATGGCAAGGCCTCTAGCTACAGTACCCTGAGTTCTGCCGCCAGTGAGGAGCTGGCCAAGTACAAGCAGGAGGCAGAACCCACCCTGACCGTCCGGGCCTTTGACCGGAAGGACATGGGGGAAAAGGTGGACAAGCTGGGGTATCTGCTGCGGACCCACATCCTGAGCAAGCCCCACAGCTTTGATATGTGGATGGTATGCACCAAGGTGCGCCTGCCTCTGGACGCCCCTGACAATAAGGACTTTACCTTTGGGCTGACCAGCGCCTCGCTTTCCCGGCGTCAATGGACCGTCGGAAACCTGGCGGCGGTGCTGAAAGACAAGGTCGTTGGCGCTATCAGCTATCTGAACAGTGTAGGGTAAAAATTCAAAATGGATCTTCTGAAGGAGTAAGGTGATTATCGGATGAATTTTGACGAGATCATAAAGAAGATGAAGGTCGCCGTAGAAGGAGTGCGGAAGGCTATATACGGCGTGGAGGTGCGAGAATACATTGCCCAGGGCCTGGAGAATGTGCTGGCGGTAGGGCAAGTAACGGTGGACTCGGCCAAAGCCGCCAAGGCAAGCGAAGATGCCGCCAAGGCAAGCGAAGATGCAGCAAAGACCAGCGAGACCAACGCCAAGGGAAGCGAAACGGCAGCGGCTGCCAGCAGGGACGAAGCCGAACTCATCAAGGGGGACGCAGAGAACAGTGCCCATGAGGCGGCAAACAGTCAGGCCGAGGCCAAAAAGAGCGAAGAGGCCGCAAAGAAATACGCCGGCGATGCGGCGGCTATTGCCAACACCGACAAGACCCTCACAGTGGCAAATGCTGCGGCGGACGCTGCGGCTACCGGCGTGCGCATCAAACTGTTGGAGATGGTGCATGGCACAGATGTAAGCGGTATCAGTTTTGTTTCGGCATTTGATACGCTGGACGGCGTGGCGCTGGAGGGTGTGTGGAACAAGGCGGCGAGCCGCATTGATTTTTAGGGGAAGGAGGATTTGAATGCAAATCAAAGACTTGGCCGTTGGTGACGGCTTTGTATACCTTAATGAAGGCAACAGCAAGGTAAAATTTTACGTGCTGTGCCACAACTATGAGAGCGGCCTGAACGGCATGGGGCGGACGATGTTTTGCCGGGAGAGTCCGGCGGAGACCGATAAGGGTGTTGGCATCTCATCAAGCTACATAAATAAGTTCACATCTGTCGTACAAAAATGGATTTCCACCACAAAATATAAGTATCAATATATTACCTGGTCTGGAAGCTATTCGGAAGTACTGATAGGTTCTGCAAATTTCTTTTCACTGTCAGCAATAGAGCTTAACATAACTAAAAGGTATGAGATACAGAAGCTTGCGGATGGTTCGGCTCTTTCGGCGGCAGCCAGAACCCGGGTAGGATATATCCGAACAGCCAGCAACACTTCTTTCTGGACAAGAAGTCAAGACCCGACTTGGAGCGACTATCATAAAGAAGATGGCGATAATGTTTATGACTACGATTATTATTATACCGTTTCCGGCGCAAGCGGCTCCAGTATATCGTTCAATAAAGTCGATAGCAGTAAATATAGCTCTGGAAAACTCCCCTGTTTCACCCTGCCGGAGACGTTGTACATCGACAAAGACGGCTTCCCGACTGTGAACCAGCCGCCGGAAGTGACTTCCGCTGTGGGTGAAAGCGGCGTGGCGCTGGGCGAGAAGAACGAGCAGTTTGCACTGCCCTACACCGTGACCGATGGCGACGGAGACCCCATGACTATCACCGAAAAGATGAACGGTGTGGAGATGGCCGTCCGTGAGAATGTGGCTACCGGCACCGAACTCACAGTGCAGTGCCTGAGAGAGAAGGTGCTTTTCCAGCAGATCCTCAACGGAGAAAACGCCCTGACTTTGGAAGTGGACGACGGAAAGACCACGACAGAGTGGACCGCTACCTTTACCAAAAATGTGACCCGTGCCGTCCTCTCGCTGGCCCAGCCCCTGACGGCGGACGATGCCATCACCGTGGCCGCCATGACGCTGGAGGGCAGTTTCCCGGCAGACATGAGCCTGACCGTGGAGATGACCAATAACGCCTTAGACGACAGCCCGGTGTGGGAGAACTGCACCGACATCCAGAGCGGCGAGAGCCGGGCCTTTGCACACCACGCCTTTACCAACAAGACCGCCGCCCGGGGCTTTGCATTCAACTACAAGATCACGGCTGCCAGGGGAGCTTCCGGCGTCGGCGGCACTATCACCATGATCGGAGGTGTTATCGGATGAGTCTTTGGAAGATGGATAAGAGCCTGAAAGAGCTCCACAAGAAGCTGGAAGAGGAGCGGATGCTCAGAGAGCTGCCCGGCCTCGTGGCGGGGATCGAGGACGCCATGTGCGAGCAGGACATGGAATCACAGGAGCGGCTGGCGGTTATCGAGGACTCGCTGTGCGAGCTGGACGCCGCTATCAACAACAAGTAAGGAGGTAGCATATGGATAAAATCTGGGCAAACAGGTTGATTGCCTGTACCAAGGAATGGGCAGAGATGCCCACGAGCCGCCGCGCCGGGGTCAAGCGTGAGCTGGCCAAGCGGGTAGTCAACGGCGAGATCGACGCAGAGCGGTATAAGGAGATCACGGGGGAGGACTACAATGGGTAA